GAAGGTGCTTATTATAAGACAATTCAAAGGACCCTACATGTTCCTCATACTCCCGCTGGTGATGTCCTGCCTGGCAGGTGGATAACTGTAACAGATGGACATCTTGGTTTAGATGCGGAAGATATGAAGGTGACTGGTTACGATATAAATATAACTCCAACTTCTATTTTCGCAACTGTGAGGACGGAATCTTATTCTGAATTTGAAACACTTTCTTTGGAGGCAGCAACGACAACTGTATGATAACTAAAGAACTTAATAAATTGACTGGTGCATTTCAAGAGATCCATGGAACGAGTCAAAAAGAAGCTACGATTACTTCTTTCGGAAGTCGTAACTATCTCTATAATATTAAATTAAGAAATGGTACTCAGGCAAGAGAAGTTCCTGGGCCTGTTGGTCTACAGGTTAATGTCTCTGTCACTGTCTCTGTTGTTCTGGGTAGAGTTAATAAATATAGGATAATATCTGAAGGAAGAAGGTCTAATCAAAGAGAGACGGAGGTTCACGTATGAGCACAACTATTGGCACTGTGTCTTTAGATCAAGATATGTATTTTAGCGATCTGTTGAAGAGGTCAAAGGTTACTGCTTCTGTTACCCCAACACTGGGAGGAGGTGCAGTGATTCAAGAGTTTTCGAAATTGGATATTGGAAGAATTATAACTTTATCAACAAAGGATGGGATGGGGTATCAGCAGAAATCGACTTTGGATAGTTTGCAATCGCTTGCAGACGTTCCGGGTGCTACATACACTTTTACGATAGTTCCTTACACTGGCTCTAATTATGTTAAGACAGTTAGATTTAGAAATGAGTTGGATGGAGGAGCTATACAGATGGAGGTTGCATCTCTGGCTCTTGAGGGAGTTCCGAGAGATACTGTGTGGTATGAGGGCTCAATCTTTTTAATGGTTGTTGGATAATGCCAAAAAGTAAACTTGCAGGAATGGTACGAAATAAGACTGGAGCTCTTATTCAGGGAGTTCAGTGCGATGTTGGAATATATCAACTTTCTGATCATACAATAAGATTAAGTGCTGCGAAGTCAGATATGGTAAGTGGTGCCTGGGGTTGTTCTGTACCGACTGCTTCCGGAGAGAAAGTTCTTGCGGTTTTCTCCCATAAGGGTATTATTAATAATGGGGATGTGAATGTGGCAGGAGCTGAATTTATGGAGACGACTATAACTGTTACGACATCTTCCAGCTCTACCTCAACTACGAGTTCAACTACGACAAGTACAGTATAATGGTAAGATGTTCCCTTTAAAAGGATAATTCTGATGGGTGGAAAAACTAAAGGAATATTAGTAGATACAGAAGGGAATCCAATAACTGGAATTCAAGTTACAGTGGATAACTATGATCCTGATGATCTATCAGATCATATTGGCCAGTGTCTATCTAACTCAGGAAGTGGCGCTTGGGGTTGTCCTGCTAATACAAAAGAGATAGGTGATGACGTATTGACCGTCTTTTCTTATGAAGGAGTTTATGGTGGTACTGAAGACATTGCAGGTGCCGAATTTTTGTCAGTTGTGTCTACATCGACAACTACAACGAGTTCAACAACTTCAACCAGTTCAACAACTTCAACCAGTTCAACAACTTCAACCAGTTCAACAACTCTGACCTTCTCAACTACAACTTCGAGTTCAACCAGTTCAACCAGTTCAACAATTTCGACAACTTCAACCAGTTCGACAACTTCGAGTACGGTAAGTTCAACCAGTTCAACCAGTTCAACAATTTCGACAACTTCAACCAGTTCAACAATTTCGACAACTTCAACCAGTTCGACAACTTCGAGTACGGTAAGTTCAACCAGTTCAACCAGTTCAACAATTTCGACAACTTTGAGTTCAAGTAGCTCAAGCAGCTCAAGCACTACTTATACTACCAGTACGACTACGACCTCAACCACTGTTACTGAGTCTCCGTTAGATGAGTGTTTAATATTTATCTCAAATCACCTTACAAATAGTGGATCATTATATATAGGCTATATTGATTATTATTACTATACTGGTCAAGGAGAGTTTGATCCTGGGAGCAATGTAGATATTTGTAGAGTTGACGGATCTCTCACCAGAGTGGATGGTGATATAACTGGAAAAACTTTTTATTGTCAAATATGGACGATGAGTGGAACGGCACTTGACACCTTACAAGGAGAGTCCAGTGGGGTATCCGGAAATAATAGCTGGAGTCAAACTTATGTTCCATTTACTTTTAGTTCTCCTGTGTCACTGAGCGCCGGTACTGACTATGCAATAGTCTTTACAATGAAAGAAACTGACAATTTCAACTATGCTGCAGTTAATGGAACCTTTGCAAAGACAGGATTGGATGGTGGGAAAGGGACTTGGTACTCTAGTAAGGCGCGTGGTAGCAATACTGCCAGCCATGATACTAGAATGGATATTTATACAATGCAGTAATGGAGTTATAATGGGTAGTAAGGTAAAAGGTATAGTAATAGATTCTGACGGGAATTCAATAACTGGAATTCAAGTTACAGTGGATAACTATGATGAGACAACATGATGAGTTGATAACAATTTAATAATATGGTAGATTATATTATGGACTGGAGATATATAGAATTTTTCGAGATGGAGCATTTTGATGATCCTCTCTACCCTGGAAGTGGAGAGTTTATTGACCCTCTTTTAGTATTTGCGCTTGATGCTTTAAGGAGAAGGACTGGGTGGCCTATAGTTCCTCATGTACTTAATGTAATTGGAGAAGATGGGAGGCCTTTTACCATCGGAGGGGCTGTTGATATGTATGGGGAACATGATCACGCTACTAATAGCTATCACTTAAAAAAGAACGGGTGTAAGGCCTGTGACTTCCATTTCTTAACTGAGGCTCCCATTAGGCTCCAGTATAGAGCTGTCGAAAAAATGGGTTTTACTGGCCTGGGTATTTATATAAAGAAATGGAAGTGGGGCGGAAAAATATTACCGGCTGGTTTTCATGTGGATTTTAGACCAAAGGAAAAAATTCAACGATGGTCAGATCGTAAAGGAAGAAAAAGAATCTATCTATTGTAGGAGACTCTATGAGAATTTTATTAGCAGAAGATAACCCGATGGTAGTAAGTGCGATTAAGGATTACCTGAAGATACATACTGTTGATGCTTTTAGTACAGCAGAGAAGGCTATAACGAAATTCGAGCATACACATTTTGATGCGGCTATTGTTGATATAAATCTCTTGGAAAGTTCAGGGCTTGATGTGATTGATTACATGTTAAGTAAATGCAACAAAATAATAATAGTTGCCACCTCGGGATATATTACGCCAATACTAAAACGAGACTTACATGAAAAGGGGATTCCTCTGTTGGAAAAACCCTTCTTGATGTCTGCACTCGGGAAGGAGTTAAAGCTTTGAACGAGAATCTTGCAAGAATTGGTGAACTTGCTAAACTCCTGAATAGTTTTGCGAGACCACCTGAGAATGGGGAGCATAGCGTAGTATTTGATGTAGTTGGGGGAGAGAGTTATGGTGACGCCCTTCTTTCTCTGCCAGAAATATCGGTTGTCAAACTTTATATATCTGAGGGAACTGACTTTCCGGTACATAAGCACGAAACTATGGAACTAATTTATGTTATCACTGGCTCAGTATTACTATATGTAGTAGAAGATGAGAAGATGTTATTACCTGGAGAACATCATTGCATAGAGAGTAATATTATACACTCGATGCACGCTCTCGAAGATAGTGTAATGTGGGCTGTTACCATTCCAACTGCAAAGGGTTTTATGAATGACAGCAAGGTACGCAGAATATTGGAATGAGGTTATATCGAGAATATTTGATGAACTTGATTCCATTGAAGAGAGAGTACGTAAACAAGAGATACTCTGTGAGGGCACGCGAAAGGTCTTGAATCTGAAATTTACGTTGGTTGGGATATTCGCTATGTCTATGGGTGGGCTTTTAGGATGGATTATACGGGGGTTATTATAAGTGTTCTCCTCCGCTTTTTCCTGGGCCTTGGAATAGGAGTGGTGTCCGCTCTTGTTATCTTGGCCTTATTGTGGTATTGTTTCTTACGAGACTTATAAACTATAACAAGGAGGGATTATGAGAAAAAGTAAAGGTTTACTCTGGTTAATCTTGTTATTCTTTGTAGCAGTTGCCTTTCCTGGCAATGTGCATGCTCAAGGAGTAACCCTAAAAATAGATGTTGTGAGTGGGAGCATTAGGCAAGAGACCCTCTTCTCGGAGCACTCTATAACTAATAATGATGTGCATATAAAAGATAGTTATCAGTCTAATTTTAGAGCTCATCAAGCTGATTTGTCTTTTTCAAAAACTTTCGGTCCTGATGGGGTGAATACAAAAGTTAAGGGTGTTTCTGGAATGTATATCTCAGGGAAGGAAGTTGGGAGTGTTGAAACTGTGGCTGGTTCTAATGGTATGTATTGCTGTGGTGCTGCAGCTGGTTCTCAATATACGATGAAAGCCATGGAGTATGAGTCTGACTTCTCCCCTGGTGGTGTTGGTTCTTGTTGTGGAGTCAATTTTGGTGTAATTAGTCCTCAAGGAGACGGACGTATTGAAGTAGCTTCAATTTATAGGGCTATGGATGAGACTACCTATGAAAGCGCGGCAGAAGGTACTGATGATCCTACTACTGATACAGTATATACGAATAGTTATCATAAGGATTCTGTTGTTCTGAATGGTCTTTATAATGGCCTTAACGTGAATGTTGATGCTAAAGTTTGCACAGCTTCACTTCCGGACCAGCCATTTTTTGACCCTTTTGTGCTCTGTGCTGACGAACAGCCAACTTTGAATCCCTGGACTCCCTAAATAGTAGTATCATAATTGCAATCGCTTGCAAATTGGAGGAAGATTATGTTTTGGAGGAGAGTTAATAGTACAAAGAAGAGGTCCATTTTTGGTGGTAATGTGAGACGTTGGTGGAATGTGGTTGCAGAAAAAGTAATCAAAAAAACCCCTAAATATGGAAGGAAAGAAGGACGTTCTGCATATGATACCAGGATTTTATCTTGGCAAGCGAGAGAGTTAATTGCTACCCCTACTCTGAAATATAACTACCCTCAGAAGCTTTTTAGTCTGGCGGTGGCTAAAGATATTCGTTCTTGGGTAGTGAGTAATATCGAATGGAATCCTGACCAACTCATTTATGGGAGGGAGGATTTTTGGGCCACCTCTGATGAAGTTCTTATGAGAAAGAAGGATGACTGTGACGGCCAGGCAGTCGCCATTTGGAAGAAGATGCGGAATGCTGGCTTTAACGATGATAAAATAGGGATGTGGTGCCTGACTGGGAATGATCAAGGTCATATGGTAGCTATCTATCAAATTTCAGAAACTGACGCATATGTTATAGATAATGGGTATCTTACAACAGAAATAGTTCTTGCAAGTGAGTTATTTGCTGATCCTGTTAGATCCAAAGGAATGAAACCTGTTGCAGGATTTAATTTGTGGGATTTATGGATAGTAGGGTAGTATACTTGATAAAACAACTTTGTTAATGTATGATTCTCTAACAAGTTCATAAATTTCTTAATTCATAATGATAACTACGAAAGTAGAATTATCAGTGAGGAGGAAAAAATGAGTAAAATTGCTATACTGACTAATTTTCAAGAATTCTCTCCTGGTTACTCCTTAACTGGGATAGCTAAAGATCAAGCAAAAATGTTATCGAGACATGGTCATGAAGTGCATCTTTTTGTAAATACTCAATACAATGGAGAGGAGTTCTCTGAGGATGTTATCCTGGAGAAGAAAATTCCTTTCTCTCACCTAAAAGATTATAAGTCAAAAAATCAGCTGACCCCCGATCATAAAATGCTGGTAAATGAAACTGCGTTAATTCTGGAGAATGAGCTTGCAGACTTTGATTTTGCTTTTACGCATGATTTTATCTTTACTGGCTGGTTCATGCCTTATGGTTTAGCATGCAAACAAGCCTCTCCGAAGCTGCCTAACTTGCGATGGCTTCACTGGATACACTCAGTCCCTACGTCTGGCAGTGATTGGTGGAGTATAAGAGAATTTGGGAAAAACCACAAAATAGCCTATCCAAATAAGACCGATGCTATTCGAGTCGCGGAAGCCTTTCGTGGCTCCTTAGAAGATGTTCGTGTATTACATCATATCAAGGACTTGAGGACCTGGTACGACTTTAAACAAGAGACCATGGATTTTATAGATGACTTTCCTGGTGTGATGAGAGCAGATGTTGTGCAAATATATCCTGCCTCTACTGATCGATTATTGAGTAAAAGGGTTAAGGAGGTAATGCTCATTTTTAAGGAGATAAAGGCTAAGGGATTCTCTGTCTGCCTGGTTCTCGCTAATCAGTGGGCCACTGGTCGCCAGAGAAAAGAGGATGTTACTAAGTATACAGAGATAGCTTCGAGAAATGGTCTGAAAATAAATGAGGAGGTCATTTTTACCTCTGAATGGCGCCCTGAATATGCAACTGGTATTCCTAAAGATATACTGAGGGAGTTATTTCTGTGCTCTAATCTATTTGTGTTTCCAACTCGGGAAGAATCTTTTGGATTAGTTGCGCTGGAGGCAGCTCTCTCCGGTGTATTGATGGTGTTGAATAAATCACTTCAGATGCAGTTTGAAGTTAATGGGTATCAAGGTCTTTATTTCGACTTTGGCTCTTTTCATAATAACTTTACACCTGAGAACGAAGCTGACTACTTTAAAGGAGTTGCTCAGATAATTCTTGGCCGTATGCGAGAAAATGAGGCTATCTGTAGTAAAAGTTTCACAAGGCAGAAATATAATTACGATAATATTTATAATACTGAATATGCTCCTGTCCTGGCTGAAAGTAGGACGTGGTAATGAGATTTTTGATTCTGGCTCCAGACCAGCATACAAAGTATAATCACGGTCATCAACTATTTAGAGATGAAATAACAAGACAGCACGAGTGCGTCAGTTATGGGCATTGGCCGAAAACTAATCCGCCTAATAATACGCATATTCCTGATCTTGTTAAAACTCTTGACCCTTTTGATGTGATTTTAATCGAAGGACCCAAGTATGCCGGTCACGTGACTGGAGTAGCTGAACTCCCAGGGGTAAAAGTAAGTTTATTCATGGACTATGTACCTCCTTATATTGAGCAGTATCATAAGTTTCTGATTGAAAATGACTTAGATATAGTATTTGTCAATTGTCTTTATAGTCTGAGACACTTCAGAAAGATGCAAAGAAGAGGAGTTATCCCTGCGCGCATCGAGGTGCATTGGCTACCATTCTCTGTTGATACTTCCTACTTCCGGAAAATTCGTGGGCCTCTCTATAGAAAAAATGTAGATGTTATGGCTGTCTATTCCGACATTCCTTGGTGTTATAAAAATAGAAGGAAAATTCAAGTAGAAGTTCAGGAATGGGGACTTAAGAGAGTGGTGGTTGGTGGCACTACCCCTGGGCAGAGAGTATGGCATAAGGACTATGTTGACTTGATCAACAGATCGAAAATTTTTATTACATCAAATAACATCTATAAAGTTATGTCGATGAAATATACGGAGGTGATGTCTTGTGGAACTTTCTTACTTGCTGATAAGCCAGAAGGATTCGATGAACAGGGTTTTGTAGATGGTAAGCATTTGGTGCTTTACTCGGGAATGGCTGACTTGAAAGAGAAGGTGTTTTATTACTTGAAACATGCAGAGGAAAGAGAGTGGATTGCTGAAACTGGTATGAAATTTGTGCATAGTAGGCATACGAATTATTTGAGGGTTAAATATTTAACTTATGTAATTGATGGGTATATAGATCGTGAAAGTTCTAATAATAGGTAATGACGAGCATGAGAGGCACAACTGGGGACATCAACTCTTTAGAGATGAGATTGGACGTCAATGTTGTGCAACGTATTATGGCCAGGGATATCCTGGTTATCAGGGTAAGAAGAAAGACTTATATCATATCCTGGGCGACTGCAAAGAATATGATGTCATAATAACTTATATGATGAAAAGACTAATTCACTGGGTTAGGGGATTGGAGAAGATAAATATTCCAAAGGTCCATATTGTGGTTGACTACGTTCCTTTAAAGAAATGGGATGATATGCACGATAATATCTTTAATAAAACAAACTATAGTCTCCTCTTTGCTCGTACAGGTTATGAATTACGTCACTTGAGGAAACGAAGAAAAGAACATGTGGCTTATCTGCCTTACTCTGTTGATACTAATCTCTATAACGATCCTGGAACGGCACGGGATGTGGACGCAAGTATAATTTGGAATAGAGGTAGTGGCTATCCAAAGAGAACAAGTATAAAGAATATGTGTACTTCTCTTGCTACAAATAAAGTCTTTGTGGGTAAGGTGTTTCATCATGAGTATGTTAGGAGACTCCAACAGAGTAGGATAGTAGTGAATAGTATAAATTCTTTTGGTGTTTTGAATCAGAGATTTACTGAGGCTATGGCATGCGGTGCCTTGCTTATGAGTGATATTCCAAAGGAACTCGGGGCTCAAGGTTTTGTACCTGGGAAACATTTGGTTACTTATGACAAAGTGAGTGAACTGAGGAGGTTGATCGAGTATTACCTTCGCCATCAAAAAGAACTTGCGACTATAGCGAAAGCTGGTCGTGACTTTGTTCATGGGCACCATTCGAATAAAGTGCGAGTTGCTCAAATGCTGGATAAAATTAAGGAGATGGTATGAGATATAATGTGATTAAGTCTGAAGGACACTTGCCCTCTCTGGTAACTGACGTGAATATAGAATTGAAACGTGGATGGAAACCTTATGGGGAGTTACAAGTTACAACTAATTTCATTATGAATGATCGTGAAGGATACATGGAGGAATTTACAACTTTTTATCAAGTATTAACTATTGAAGAATAATGGAGGTCGTGAATGCGTCTTATATTTTTGTATGTTCAACACAAAAGTGGGGTATTCTATGCAAATAGGATAAAAGAGGAAGGCTATTACCATCTTCTCCAATTGCTTGTTAGGTACAAAATAGTTGACGAGGTTTTGATAGTTATCGAGACTCCAGGACCTACTCGTTCTATCATGTATCCGCATTCTGGCGTTTCCGGACTTCTTATAAATGATCTGCAATCGCTTGCACTACGAGATGACGATGCTATTTGGTGTAGAGGTGGTTTCAGAAGTTGGCATGACACCCTTAAGGCCTGGGGGAAAAAGGGGCACTGGTTAATTGCTTATGCCGCGAATACAGGTAGAGAACGTTGGTTATTTTGGGATGTTATATTTAATGACTTGATAGAGGAGTCTGTCCTGGATGGACGCGGCAGGTTTAATCTGGCATGGATAAAACCAATCTCACCGGTACAGTTCTTCCTCAAAGAGGACGTAAAGACCTCTTATGATCTTTGCATAGGCTCCTCATATATTCATGACAAAAAAGCACAGTGGAAAGTTATAGATGCGCTTACTGTTTATCTATCAAAATATAAGACATCTCTGAAATGTGTTATGCCTGGAGTCTTTAGACATGGAGTCAAGACTAATCGTATACCTTATAAAATTCAGTCGTATGGTCTGGATATAGACTTTCCTGGAATGATTAGCAGGACTGCACTGAATGAACTTTATAACTCCTCTAAGATGTATATTCACCTTGGTGGAGGTGGCCAGAATGATCGAGGACCTCTTGAAGCACTTGTGTGTGGGTGTGTTGTGATGATTGAGTCGCCTAAAAGGCATGCACCTTTCTTACGCAAGGCACCAAGTACAGTACGAATTGCAAAGGATGGTGCGAGCCCTGAAGCTATTGCTGATGATATCCACGACATGCTTACCTGTTGGGCCACGCCTTTCAGACGTAGCGCTAATAACTTCTTTAACTATTATTGTGATCCTATAGCAAAAATCCTGCCTGATATGGAAAAACTTTTTAATGTAATAAAGGCAAATAGGCCTCCAGCGCCATTTACCTTAGTGGAGGAGTTTCGTGAAAAACAATCTTAAGGATTTATATAAAGGAAGTTTCTTTTCTAAGAGAGATAGGCTCATGTGGAGGGTGCCTTATATCTGTAATGCTATGATGAAAGTGTTTCACCCGAAAACTTTTATCGATGTGGGTTGTGGTATTGCTGATTACGTTGAAGGAATGCAGTTGCTTGGTGTTGATGCCTACGGAATTGAAGGCTCAGAGAATTGTAAACCTTACCTGCAAGTTCCTTCGGAACTCGTTTTTATACAGGATTTAAGAGAACCTCTGTGTGGTGATGTCAAGAATGTTAAATATGATCTGGTATTGTGCCTTGAGGTTGCAGAACATATTGAGGAGGATTTTGTAGAGGTCTTTTTAGATAATTTGTGTGGATTGTCTGATAAGGTGGTCATGTCTTTTGCTCCTCCTGGGCAGGAAGGCCATGGTCATTTTAATTGTCAGGAGGCTCCATACTGGATAGGAAAGATGGCAGCAAGAGGATATATCTTTGATATGGAAACTGCCAATGAGATAAAGTCCTTTTGGGAGGATGTGAGGAATAAGAGAGAAATACGTTCTTATTATGATCACTTGTTATATTTTAAAGAGTGTTAAAAATGTTAGATACTGAGGCAGTAAATATCGAGATAGTGATAACGGCCACACGAAGGCCTGACTTATTAGATAAAACTCTGTATTCATTCAGGAAGAATTTGTTTGGCGCTATTGATACGACTGTCCTCTTGAATATAGATCCAGTTGGTATGCATTGCAATTCACATGAGGTCTTGAAAGTTGCTCTGGATTACTTTCCTAATGTGATATGGAGAAGTCCACCGCTTCCTAATTTTGCCGGAGCTTTTCAATGGGGTTGGAGGCATGTAAGTTCTGACGCTGACTATGTATTCCACCTTGAGGATGACTGGGAGCTCTTAAGGCCTATTGACTTGTCTGTATTGTTGGAAATTCTGGAAAGTGAAAAGGACTTGGCGCTTCTAAGATTGCCTAACTTTTATTCAGGACGTGATAGAATGAAAAACTGGAATAAATTCTTCCCTTGGAACGGTAAATATTATGAGTGCCCTGAAGAACTAAAGCAAGCAGTTGGGTTTTGTGGACACCCCTCTCTTATTAAGGCTGAGTATGTTAGGAGGATTGCGCCCTTCTTATCTGCAGAGTCTAATCCTGAAAAACAATTTCATCATAATAACACGAAGGTTGTGGGAGAGGTACTTAAGTGGCGATATGGAGTTTATGGAGAACCCTCTCTACCTCCTTTCATCAGGGACTTAGGTAGGAGATGGATGATAGATAAGGGATTTAAAAAACAAGGCAATAAAGCCTTCTTTATGACTTGGGAGAAAACTGGAGGGTAAAGAAAATGATAAAACTAAAGGGGAATAAATTTCTGGTAACTGGGGGAGCGGGATTTATTGGCAGTCACATATGTGATGCTTTGATAGCTCAAGATAAAGAGGTAGTTTGTGTAGATAATTTGGTGAATGGTAAAATGGAGAATATAGAGAGACATCTTCATGATCCAAAATTCTCTTTTCTTAAGATTGATATACGCGATTTATATCCAAGAAATTTCGAAGGTGTGGATGTAGTATTTCATGAGGCGGCCTCAAAATTTACTGTCTGTAGAATAGACCCTAAGAAAGACTTGATGGTTAATGGATGGGGTGCCTTGAATGTATTTGAGTGCGCTTATTCTGCAAGGGTACGGCGGGTAATTCACGCTTCCTCTGGTTCTGTTCTTGGTGGTATTCCTAAATCCTATTATGGACTGAGTAAGTATGCAGGTGAAAGTTATTTAAGACTTATGAATCTTTATTATCCTGCCTTTGATTACGTAACTTTACGATATTATCACGTCTACGGATCAAGACAAGATAATAGTCTACGTGGTGGAGTTATACCAATATTTATGAAACAGATCTTAGAGAATAGGCCTACTACTATATATGGCAATGGAAAGCAACTTAGACACTTTACGAGTGTTGATGATATAGTAAAAGTCAATTTAATGGCTGCAGAAAATGAAAGCATGAGCAGAAAAATATATAACATAATTCCTAAACGTTGTATCTCTATTAATGAATTGTCTGTTATGATGCACAGAATAATGGGCAGAGAAGAAAAGAAGATACACCTTCCGGAGAAGCCTGGAGAAATTTATGAATTTTATACTAATAGTGATGAAATAGAGAAGTTAGGATTTGTATTTGATGTAAGCATCGAAGATGGTGTGGCAAAACTTATGAGGTAATTATGGCGCATCCCGATTTAAAAACTCCTTATGTAAGTGGAAAGAGGACTATTTGTGAGGTCCATCGTGAGATACTTGACCACTTAAGAAAAGAAGACTTTAGTAAGGATAGAGATAAAATGATTTCATTGTTAGAGGAGGCCTATAATATGGCCAAAAGAATGAATGACAAACTGTTTGAGTATAATAGAAAATGGGCTGATGGAATGTTCAAGAAGAATAAAAATATGAGTGAGAAACAAGAAATGCGAAGGAGGGGCCGATGAAAGTTCTTATGCTTGCCTGGGCAGACTGGGCTAATACTGGATGGCGGTTCTCAAAGTGTCTTGAGATGTTAGGTCTTGATGTCACTTATTATAAAGGAAGAAGGCATCACTTCTCTTATCCTGAGCAAGGGCAACTTCACCCGTCTTTATATCATAGGAAAATGTATGGTAAAGTACAGACTGTTTATGCACCTGCTCTGCAAAGAGAGGTTGAAAAAGCTGATGTGATCCATTTCATTGCGAGTACCTTTGTGGACTCTGGTGTTTGGTTGCATGGTAAAAGAGTCATAGTTCAGCATGGTGGAAGTTTGTACCGGCAAAACTTTATCGAATTAAACAACTTTTTTAATCCTATTGTTGATAAGACGATTATTCAATGCCCGGACCTGTTAAAGCTTGGCGCCAAAAACGAAAAGCTGATTTATTATCCGGTTGATACTAAAAAATTGACTCCTGATTTTGGGAGGAGAAGTAACAAGTTATTGGTAGGACACTTTCCCTCTAATACAACGGTGAAAGGGACTCAAGCAATACGTGATACTATTCAGAGACTTCAAGGGATTTCTGAACTTCGAGACCGTTTTGAATATGTGGGATGCAATTCTGACACTGCAGAGACTTTGCCCTGGGAAAAACATCTTCATAGGATCAGGAATTGCGATATTATTATTGAAACATGTAATGCCTGGCAAGGAACAAAGGTTTTTGGAGAATGGGGAAATTCTGCTCTGGAATCGGCTGCCCTGGGGAAGATTGTAGTTACCAACTCTCTCGCTAAGAGAACTTATGAAGAAGAGTATGGCGCGAATGCTTTAAGGATAGCAAATAATCCTAAACAATTGTTTCATACCTTGCGCACCCTTCTTAAAATGTCTGACTCTCAGATAGAAAGGACTAAAAGAGAGACGAGGGAATGGGTGGTTAATAATCATAGTATGGCAGCTACAGCTAATAGACTTTGGAAACAGGTATATAGTGAGTTTTCGAATGGTTGATTTTAAGGAATATCTTGTTTCCTTTGAACAGAAATTTATTGTTAATGCCTGTTCTACTCTCTGCAGGACTGCGGAAATTCCGGTGAGGTCTGGCAGGTTGTCGAAAACTAAATTTGCTGAACTGCTTGGTCTCACTTTCAAGGCTGAGAGAATAATGGTTATTGACTACTACGGCTATAATAAAATGTCTACTGGATTCGTTGAGGAACTGTTTAGAATAAGGGCGGCCTGCAGAGGTAAACAAGTTAGAACTATCACTGCTGGCCTGGTATATTTTGCGTCTATAAAAATGGAGGATGTAGCTGCCGGTGCTCCGGAACTTGTGGCTGATTTTCCCACTTTTAAAGACATATTATTAAAAGTTAGAGGTTTTAAGGGAGGTGTAATATGAGTCAGGATGGTGTTACTGAAAAAAATGAGAGATTGTCTGTGATCATTCCTTACGCTCAGGAGTGGCCGATGTCGGTCTTTACTATCCGGTCGGTAATGGAGGAGTTGGAGGGGAGAGTCGACTATGAAATATTGGCTGTTGATAATTGGTGCCCTGAACTGGAAGAACAAATTAAGAAGAGTGGTGCAAGGAGGGATCGTACCGGAGAACATCTCGATGCACTTCAGAAAGGATATCCTTGGCTTAGATCTTTACACTATGAGGAGAAACTTTCACATTGGCAGTCTAAGAATTATGCTGTGGCTCACTCTACCGGTAAATTTTTGTGGTTTTGTGATGCACACGTTGCAGTAAGACGTGATTCTTTATTCAATATGTATAATTATTATAAGGAACATTATGAGGAGTTGAATGGGACGTTACACCTGCCTCTCTCTTATCATATAATGGAGTCGCATCGATTAATTTATAAATTGGTGACTGCTTTGGAAAGAGGAGAGGTTCACTATTCCTTTACTGGGTATAGGGTGGCTGAAGAGCCCTACAGGGTTCCTTGTATGTCTACTTGTGGTATGATGATGACACGAGATCTTTTTATTGAACTTGGAGGTTGGCCGGTACAGTTAGGTATATATGGAGGTGGAGAGAATTTCATAAACTTTACGTTGGCTGTCCTTGGAAAGACTGTAAATATATTTCCTGGGAAACAACTTTGTCACCATGGAGATAAGAGAGGGTATCACTGGAATGGAGATGACTATGTAAGGAATCGAACTATTGCAAATTATATCTTTGGAGGGGTTGACTTAGCACGAAGATTTATCGATAATAGAAAGGGCAGTAAGCGTGTGCTTTATAATATCTTGAATGATGTGCTTGACACCTGTGAGACTCATAGGAATCTTATTGAAGAAAAACAAGTTATAAGTATCGAAGATTGGATAGCGCAGCAATCAAGATAAATTCTGCAATCGCTTGCAATTTTAAATCTTTTACAATGGAGGGAAACATGATCACGACAACTAATATAATCATAGCAATCTTGGTGCTCTATGCTATAGTCACAATTTACAAGTGGCTTAAAAAGAGAAAGGTTATGGCTAACCTAAAGGATACTCTGTCCACTGTTGGCAAGTCCTTAAAGGACGGAAAAATTACAAAGGCAGAAGCCGGCGAAATTATTGAGAAGGCCAAGAATATTATAGATGGAGGGTAATATAATATGGACTGGAAAAATATAGGTTCAACTCTTATCAGTAAAGGCCTCCCTCTCCTTGGAGCGATTGTTGGAGGTCCTGCCGGTGGAACTTTAGCCGTGGGGGTTAGTTCTTTATTATCTTCCGCTCTAAATATAGGTGATGGTGATCTTACCCCTGATAAGATGATGGAGGTCATAGCGGACCCACAAGCTGTAATGGCTTTAAGGGAACTCGAATCTAATAATTCTGTTGAGTTACAGAAACTATTGTTGACTCAGGAGCAAGCATATCTGCAGGATAGAGCATCTGCTCGAAGCAGAGAGATTGAGATTGCAAAGGTTACAGGTAAAAGGGATGTTAATTTGTACCTGTTGGCCTGGCTTATGGTGCTCGGCTTCTTTGCTTTATGTGGTGTCTTGATGGTTCGTCCAGTTCCAACCAGCCAGAATCAAATTTTGTTTATGTTATTTGGAACTTTAGCGACAGCTTTTGGCGCTGTGATACAGTATTTCTTTGGCTCCTCTAAAAGTTCAAATGATAAGACGAAACTTATGGCTATGAATCCAAAGGAGTAAACTTGACAAAAAATCTGCCCTGTTATATTATACTCTTATCTATTAACAAACATAGGAGGTAATATGCTGGTAGAATATCAAGACCTTGTGGCTCTGTCTCAATATGACCCGACAACTAACCGCTTAGATTTCAACAGTTGGCGTATTATGGAGGATGCCACCTCAAGAGATCGACTTGTAAAAGCTAAACTTACAACTTCCACAGGTGTGCTTACTGCTAAAGGGCTTAAAAGCATCGAGATAATAAATGAGCGTTTGAAAGTTCTTTCAAAAGGCATCCCTGTGGAAAGACGTACCCACACAGACCACTCAGCTATCTTTAATAAATTCCCTCATAAACAATGGTATGTAATTAACGGTAAGAGAAAACTGTACACTAATAAAGACCTGGCAGTTTTTCTGAGAAAGCCTGTGCCTGGTATTACATTTCTTCCCTTTGCTGATCCCGAGTCAAAAAGAGGCAAAACTTTATTACAGGATATTATGAGAGAGTGGCTCTCGGGTGACTTTCAGGAAGCTTCCCCTGTTGTATATCAACTTATTAGTATGATCAAGCCTGGCCTAATCTGGCTCAAAAATGAGGACGGCTCTCATACGACTATCCAAGAAATGTATTATGACTTTATACTTTATGTTGTCAAGGAGCCAAAATTCTTTACTCAATCCTCGGGAAACTTAATTCATGTGCGAGAAGAACCTTATGAGAAAAAGAATACCAAGGCATTTGTGATGCCTTTTAGAGTTCCTGCTAATCAAGAACCGGAGGCTATATATGAAAAAATGTTCTAATAAAAATTGTCTCTTGAATGGAAAGAGAGAATTGCCTTATGCTGGTAATACTGAAGCTGAGGTTATTTATGTGGGGGAAAGTCCTGGAGCTCAAGAGCTTAAGAAACGTACTCCGTTCTATTCCCATGCTCCCGCAGGAAGTGAATTAAGGAAAGTCACCTCTCTTTCTGGTATTCAGTGGGATTCTTTATTTCTGATGAACGCCGCAAGATGTATGATAGATAAGAAAAAACTATCCGGAAAACAAATTACTTCTATCCTTGCCAGTTGTAGACCAAAAGTGGTTGCTGCAATCAATCTGGTAAAACCGAAGGTTGTTGTGGTACTGGGTGATCTTGCACTTCGACAAATCTTGAGGAAAAGCGGTATCAAAAAGGCAAGAGGAAAATGGGTTTGGAGTAAAGAGTTTAATTGTTGGGTGTTTCCAACTTACCACCCAGGATATATATGCAGAAATATGGCACTTGAGGAAGTCCTACTTAGAGACCTGCAAAAAGTTAAGTCCTTCTGTGATAATGGGTATGAACAGGAGTCACATGAATCTGACTCTGTGGAATGTATTCAGACTGACGACATTAAAGCCTCCCTGGGTGTAATTCCAAGAAAGGTTGCTATTGATACTGAAACACAAGGGTTAGACTGGGTGTCTCCTCACTTTGTCTTGGTGTCGTACTCTGTGGCCGCAAGTGATAAAAAGGGTTATCAGGTTAGACTTTATAGGACAGGAACTGAGGAAGATCATGACTTTACCATTCTGAATCCTGAGAAGGAAGTGGTGTATGTGAAACGTGATTCCAACTTCAAGAAAAAATTGAAGGACCTGAAACATCTGCTTGAGGGTAAAACTAAAATAGTCATGATGAATGGTAACTATGATCTGCATGCATTCGACTCTTTATTTATGAGGGAACTTGGAGAGGAAGTCCCTGTTAGAAACTATATTATGGATATACAAGCTGCAGCTCATGTCCTGGAGGAGAATGTTTTTAAAATGGCAAGCCTTGAGGAATTACAGTCTGCCTTTACAAACTTTGACCCTAACTATAAAAGTGAATTTATTAAGAACTTTGGATATGAAGGTATCCTGGGATTACCTGACGATGCGCTGACTCCTTATGCAGCAAAGGATGCAATGGTTACATATGCAATAGGTGAAGTATTAGGAAGGAAATTACTTGAGGAGAAAACACTGGCTCGATATTTTGTTAGATATGTTATGCCAGCATTGAAAAATACCTTGTACACTCTGGAAAAAAATGGAGTCGAAGTTGATCTTGGGAGGCTCCCCTCTGCTTCGGACGAAGTTGAGAAGAAAATGAAGATACATGAGAGGGCGGCTTTTGCCTGTCTGCCACGTACCTTCAAAACTGAACATACTGGGAAAATAGCACTCACACGAAGAGAAGCTATTGTTCAGGACGCTCTTTTTGGGGAGAAATGGTTTAATCTTAAACCTGTGAAAATGTCAAAGGCCAAACGGCCAAGCGTTGATGCTGAGTCAAGGTCCGCTCTTATGGAGAGCCGTATTCCTAAAAAGGCCTATGCCTTCCTGGAGGAATATGGGAAATGGATGGAACTACACACACTCTTTACTCGTTATCTAAAAGGATTCGCAAAACATGTTCGGTCGGATGGCAGAATCCATTCCTCTTATTCTCTGACCACGGCTGTAAATGGTAGATCATCTTCAAGTAGTCCTAATATGCAGAATAATCCTAAGAGGTCCACTGGAGCAGCAATTGTACGTTCTCTGATACGTGCTTCAGAGGGAAACGTCTTGGTGGCTTATGATATGAGTCAAGCGGAACTTCGTTGGATGGCTCATGAATCCCAAGACAAGGCGATGATTGCAGTGTATAAAAATGACGAGGATATCCATCTTAACACTGCAAAGTCTTTGGTTCAAAAGAACTGGGATAAATTGACTAAGGAAGAGAGAGATATTGCACGTAGGAATGCAAAAGTCGCGGATTTTGGCCTGATCTATGGAATGACTCTTCCGGGGTTTATTAAGTATGCAAAAAAGGATTATGGTATAGAATTATCTGACGGAGAAGCTGGTTTCTGGATTGATAGCTTCTTTAATACCTATCCTGCATTGCGTAGGTATCACAGGAGAGTAATTGACTTTTGTGAGAAAAAAGGTTACGTTGAAAGTCAACTTGGTCGAAGAAGACGACTGCCTGAAATTACATCTCATGATGGTGGATTGAAAGCAAGAGCGGAAAAACAGGCTATGAATCACCCGATTTCTTCTCCGAGCTCTGACGCAACTCTACTCTCAGGTAGTGAATTGATCCGAAAGAAGAAGCTTGTACCTGGAGAGATTGCAATGTGTCTGTTTATTCATGATGAACTTGTTTTTGAGATAAAGGATGATAAAAAAATTATAAAAAAGTATGATAAAATAATTAGGCACGAACTGGAGAATCCCCCACTGGAAAAACACTTTGGAATTAAATTTAAGGTGCCTTTTAAATCAGATGCGAAGATCGGTAAGAATCTTGCTGAAATGAAAGTATTGGAAATTTAGGAGGAACTTATGGCTACTAAAAGAGATGAAACTAAAAAGGAATCTCATGAGCGATTACGGGCAGAGTTAGCAAATGTCTTTAAAATTGAATCTGGTACTTCTACAGGTGAAGTTCTTGCTGGAAGTAGGAGAGTTGAGGAGGACCCATTTACTGGGTTTTACTCTGCCGAAAACTTGTTAGAACCGCCGTATAACTTTAATCAACTATATCTTGCCTATGAGGAGAGTGATGTATTACAAGGGTGCGTTGAAGCTATGCAACAAAATATCGATGGTTTTGGTTATACTCTGAACTTCCTTGGTGACGATATAAAAGGCAAAGAAACAAAAGAGGCAAAAGCTCAGTATAATAAAGTAACTAATCTCTTTGACCAGGTAAATGAAAATGGGGAATCCCTGACTACTATAAGAAAGAGGATGCGTGAAGACTATGAGGTATTAGGGAACGGAGTCTTGGAGGTAGTACGAAATCGTAAGGGTGAAATACAAATGATGTACTATTTGCCAATGAAGCAAATAAGAATGACGTTGCTCGATCAATCGGCTACCACTGTTCCTTATAAGCTCATGCGTGATGGGAAAGAAATAAATGTTAAGGTAGCCAAGCGTTTTCACAAATTTTGTCAGATCAGCTCTGGCGGTAAGAAACTACGATGGTTTAAAGAGTTTGGTGATCCTCGTGGTATGGATTCTACCACTGGAAAGTTCATTGAATCAGTCAAGGGGACAAGTAGGGATGCCTCCGAGATTCTACATTTTAAGTATAATTTTGGTGGTATGACTTATGGCTTGCCAAGGTGGATTGGAGCAATTCTGGAAGTTCTTGGGAGACGATCTGCAGGATATATAAACTGGGATTTATTTGAGAGTCAAGGAATCCCGCCAATGGCTGTTACTGTCTCTAATGGACAATTGACTGACGACTCAATGAAAGAATTGAAACAAATTATTCGTGATCTTCGTGGAGCCGGTAAATGGAATCGAGTTCTGATTCTTGAATCTGAGGCAGCATCCCTGGGCCTGGAAGAGAAAGGTGGGGCAAAAGTTGAACTGAAAAACCTTACTGACTTCCGAAAAGAGGATATGATGTTTGACAAATATAGTGGCTCCACTGAAAAGAATGTCAGACATAGATTTAGATTACCTCCTTTATATGTTGGCTCCACTGAAACATTTACACTTGCTACAAGTAAGGCTGCTAAAAGTGTCGGAGAAGAGCAGGTTTTCATTCCTGAGAGAGGCGAATTTGACGAGGTAATTCAAAACCGAATTGTTAAACCGGAACTTGGGGTTGACCTCTGGTCTTTTGTATCTAAAGGTCCAAGAATCGTAGGCTCCGAGGAGGTTGCTAAGGGTGTAGAGACTTTCGCAAAATCTGGAGCTTTTACAGTAAATCACGCAATAGATATGGCTAATGAATCCTTTGGTATGTCTATGAGTAAGTACGATAATGTGTGGGCGAATTATCCTCTGCCTCTTGTTATTAAGCTCTTAGAGTCTGGTGTAACTGTAAAGGGATTGGAGGAAATTGCTGAAAAACCAGCAGTGCCTCCTGAGCCCGAGCCTATTAAAGGAGAATTTTTGGAATCTAAACCGGTAGCAATGAAAGGTGCCACTGTGCCATACTTTCCTCAAAAGATTCTCCGGAATAATCTGTTCTCTGATGAAGAGAAGAAACTTTATAAGAAATTGTTGTTAATTCAGAGCGCTGTAGAGCGAGAGGATGGGGTAGGTGAGGAGTTATAAAGGCCCTGCTTACGATTTTCTTATACTGACCTACATATAACCATACCAGGAATACTAACTGACAGCCTTGGCCTTGTTTTTGTAGCCTGGCGAGGGATTTTGATGGTTGAAACAAGTCTAAATGATACTATACCAACAGAAGAGGAACTTCTTGATCTGGATTCCTTTGATTTATCATTTTTGATACTTACCGGACATGTCAAGATGGTAGATAATTTTGATCTGGCCTTTGATGTTCTGAAGGCTGTCAAGGGACAGGCAATGTATGATCCAGAAGTTGAATTAATGACTGGAATATTCAGGAAAGCACTCAAAAAACACTTCTCAAAACTCACAAAAGAAATTATAAGTTCTTTCACTCTCACTGGTAACATCTCTGTTAATCCGAAGAAAATTGAAAAGGCCTTTAAAAAATATAGGAATTCTGGCACTAAAGTTTGGGAGGACGTGCAAGATAAAATTCTGCAATTGCTTGCAATAACGCAAGAGAGGGCCTCGAACTATTTTGGGAGACAACAGAAAAAACAAATACGAGAGGCGAAAAAGAAAGCTGACGGGATAACCACGGATGCCTGGCATAAGTATTCTACTGAGGCCTTGTCTGATCATGTGGCTGCGTTTACAAAGGAATATCCTGACAGGATTCTCCACCCTGAAGTACAACGAATGATTAAGATTACAGAAATGGATGAGAAAGAAAGGCTCTTGACAAAACATGCTCTCAAGGAACGTATCCGTGGTATAAAGGACCTTCCGGAAAAGTACTTTGAAAATGTCTCTGACGTTTATGCAGGAAGAGCATGGGCTTACACTGGAATACAAATGGCGCATACTCATGGTGTTACTGAGTATCAGGTTATAGCACAAAATGACCGTAGAACGTGTAAGGTCTGTTCTATTCTGGATGGTAAAACTTTTAGTGTCCAGCAAGCATATGACAATATGAATAAATTCTTTACAACTCTGTGCCCTCATGGAAAAGCTGAAACTCCTGAATATTGTGATTATTTCTCAGGATAAAGTCCATCTGCCAAAGACACCCAAGAAGTCAGGGAGAGCAAGAAATGCAACTTGAGGTTGTTGGTACAAAGAAACAAATGATTAATTTATATCAATCAGACAAAGCTAAGGAAATGTTAGTTGTCGATCTGAAAGAAATTGGTCGATGCGGGAGGTGATAATGGCGAAGAAAAAAGTTACAACTAAGGAGAGAAAATTCTTATCGAGATTTGCTGATAAGGAAACTGATTTTATTACTGTTATAAAAAAGGGGAAGAAAAAATGACTGATGTATTCTGGAAAGGATTAGTAACAGCTGGTATCCTGGTTGGACTGGCTGCAGGAATAACAACTTGTGAGGAACATATAGCTTCAAGCAAGGACCTGGTACACCTGGAAGCTAAAGTCGTGACAACACTTGATTCCTTTCAAAAGAAGATATTTATTCAATTCGATATGACTCTCCTGGAAAGGATTAATCAAGAGCTAATTGTCTACCGGCGCTTGATGCGAGAAAATCCAGATGATTATACTCTAGTTGAGGAATACGAAAGATTAAGGGAATCTAAGAAGAGAGTTCAAGAGAGGATTAATAAGAGGCTCAAATAATATGGCTGTTGCTGATTCTATTTCTAAAATGGGAGCCTTTCCAAGGGTAGGTGATCTTGATAATAAGACTCTTGATGAAATAAGAGCTATGGGACTGTTACCACCCTTTCACCCGAAATGCCGATGCGACCTGGTTATGCTCTGGAAAAAGATAAGGACAGAGACTTTTACTACACCTCCATCAGAAATCCCGAAAATAGAGACATCTGCAGAGAAGGGCTTGTCAAGATTAAAGCCAAATGATTTTAAGCATTTAGAAGAGAGATATTTGGGTTTCAGATATAAACGTGCTGATAGTACAGGACAAGACCTTATTGGGAAAAAACTTTCAAATATAAAAAAGTATGACGCTAAACCTACTGTGGTATCGAAGAAGGTCTTTGAATCTGAATTAAAAAATAGTAAGGAAGAATTTCCAGAACTATGGAGAGGTCTCGGTGATCCTAAATTCGCGGAACAGTTTAAAACTGGGGATTTTTATTGTGGTACAGGAATTTATGGAGATGGAGGAGCTTACGTTGGATACGGTGCCGGTGCAAAGGGTATGGGTGAATTATACTGTACTGGGGGTAAGGATGCTTTATTAAGAATGCAATTAAAAAAGGGTGCGAGGGTGGTAGATTATGATGATCTGCAGAAGCTAATGGTAGAGGATACTGGCTCGAAACAATTCTTAGAGAATTTATGGGAGAGAGTTGATAGTAACGAGTCTCTTGCTTATTTGGATTTATTGCGGAATATGACAAAGGACCCTGGACATTATGCTATGCTTAGAGGGTATGATGCTATTAGGGTGGCAAGTGATAAACAAATGGTGATATTGAATAGAGGTGCAGTTTTAGTACAGGGGGATTAATAATGATGACTCCAAGTTTAAGTAGAAAGGTTGGTAGAATAATGGCAATGCCGACTATTACAGATATGAGTTTAGAGAGCAGATTTGCCTTTGTTAAACGGGTTCAAAGTAAAACTCATTTTAAGGAACTAAATAAAAAAGACCAAAATATGATTAAGCAAGGCGAGAAAGAACTGAAAAAATTAATGGAGGGATAAAATGATTGATATATTCTGGAAAAGCGAAGCTTCTTGGCTGAAAAAGGATGAATAAAAGTGAAATGATCCCATACAAAGAAACGAAGAAAAACCTTGACAAAAAATAAACTATATATTAAACTTGTATTGTGGTGATTTAATAAACATAGGAGAGGGATTTACAATATGAAACGGGTAACTATATTCTATAAGGGTGGTAAGGGTGAGGTTAGTTGGAATAAAAAGAGACTGGCAAAATTTAGAGTTAAAGGAAATCCGAGACTTATAGAAGAAGTTAGAAGACTTTTGACCACTCCGAGAGACTTTGTTGATGGGGAATACCTGTTTAAGGCTCTCCCAACTTCTAACAACAGTCTTTTCGAGAGTGTTCTGAGTGACATAATATGGACGGAAATAAGTAATGAAGAATCGAAAAATTCTTAATTGTATGAAATTGACTGGTTGGTTCTGGAAATCTTGGCAGCATGAAGAGACGGGAAGAACTTGTAAATTACCATTCTGGAAATCACCAGGAAAACGCTGGTTTAGATATAAAGAATAATTTAAATATGGAGGACATTATGGCTGACCGTTTGAAAAGTTTTACTGCTACGGAGTTAAAGGAGGAGTTGCTCCACCTTGAGCTCTGGTGTTGGAGGATCATAAAAGAGATAGAAATTGCGCTTAAAGAGAGTTTAAAGTTGCAGAGTCATTATGCAACTATACTTAATCAATATGATGGTGGGAAACGTATTGTCTTTAATTCACCCGAGGAATGGATCGAACGTCTCAGAAAAGTCGGGATGATCCAACAAGGCAATTCGATGAATATTGATAATATCTGCCCTGAATGTGGAAGGCCGATGTGGAATCCCACATTTTGTATTTTCTGCGAGGAAGAGAAAGCACAGCGCGGTGAGTAAATTTGAGTGTCCATAATAAGGAGGAAGTTGCTGAAAAATTGGAAACTTATAATCCACCTACTATTTCGAACGTATCGGTTTGGAGTAAATAACGAATGGTGGGCAAGTTTTAATTCAATGTTTGGACTGCCCTGGTATAAACGTTGGCATTTGATTAGAGAGTATAAAATGGCAAGATTCAGGGCCTGTGAATGTTATTTTATTCAAAAACCTTGGGAAGTGTTTCCTCGGTATTGGAAAAAGAGACATAAAAGCGTTAATAAATAAAGGAGGTGATGTAGAAATGGCAAATAATGGTGTGCCCTGGGGAAATAAAGGTTGCCCTGGAGGTAAAAAAATTAGGAGTGGTGGCACTGGACGTGGCCTGGGAACTGGTAATGGAGCCGGTCCTGTTGGTACTCCTCCGGCTAACCCTGTTACAAGGCCTGGACATGGGACAAATAGAGGCCGTGGTAGAAGGAGATAATTATGCCACTTCCAACTCCAAATAAAGGAGAGACACAAAGTAAATTTGTCTCAAGGTGCATCCAATTCTTGGTTGATGAAAACTCAAGTCTGAAAGCGGATGCTCGTGTTGCTGCCTGTTATTCTCAATGGGAGAAAGGTACAAAGAAAGAAGAGTACCTTCTTGGTTCGAGTGGCTCCTGGAATGACACTATACCCGAAGAGGCTGAAGAGGATATTGTTGAGGATGAATCTAAAGACTATTCTAAATATCCGCCTAAAGTTCGGGCACAAACTGGAAACACTGAACTTGGTTGGCATGCTGCACTTGCAGGAGGCTATCCAGAATTGGATGAAATGGAATTACCTGAATCGCTAAAACCAGGAGGTCTCTATCCTGGCGAGGACGAAGAACTATTCAAACTACCCTGACATAATTGTAAGCGTCTCTTAATTGCAGGCGCTTGCAATCTTTTTTTTTTTTCAAAACCTTGACAAAACTTTTTAATTGTGGTACTGTCCAATCAATTATTAAAAATGGAGGACATAATGGATTTAGAATTTGACGGTGGCGCAATACGAACTGGGACGCATTCCCAGGAAAAATTTTTGTTGTTCTTTCTGATAGATGGGAAAGAGGTCCCTTTCTACCAACTTCGTAAAGAGGGTGTAGTCATGCAGAAAAGACGTGACTATCCAGAGTATTTTACGAATGCTTCTGTGGTGAAAGTCTTTGTTAGTAGTCAGGGCTTTGGGGAAGCAACTTTATTTTTCAGTTTTTACTTTGAAATGGAAGACGGGGTTGCTCCTATGATCACAATTCGTCCATTTACACAGAAGACGAATTTTTACTTCAAAGCAAAGGGCCACTTCTTAAAAAAGAAAGAGGTTCTTGATCTTCTTGATAAGGAATCTGTATCATGGTCTTTTATGAGAAAACAGGAAATGTTACCTCTGCAGACTCTCCGGAAAATGATCACAATTGACAGATCAGAAATCCGGAAAAATATCAGACATGTTAGACTGTATGGCAAGAAAAAACAAATAAAGAAAAGGAGGTGAGTTTATTTTGGATATTAACTTTTAACTTTTAAATTTAGGAGGAATTAATATGTCATTCTGGATGAAATTAGGGATAGAAATATCTGACTTAGCAGTATTCAAAAATACCTGCAGAAATCAGGATATTGAATATCACGCGAATCAGGATTCCAACTTCAAATTTAGAGGGGCTCCTGTTGAAGCAACTCTATCCCTGAAAGGTGTTAGTGGTGTTGGTGCCTATTTAACCCGTGAAGGTGGTGGCTTTAAACTTCACATGGATAATGATACGAATTACAGTAGATTCTCCAATAAAATAGGTGCAAACGGTGGGCGTCTCACTCGGGACTACTCTGTTGGTGTCATTAAAAAACAGGTTGGTGCCAGTGGAGGCATGGTAAATATGGTAACTGAACAACCGGACGGAAGCATGCTTATGCGTGTTTCTACTATGTAATTAACTGGAGGGGTAATGAAAGAAGTAGAAATAAAAGTATCCAAAGACGGGCAGAAGGTTGAGATCGATGCTGTTGGTTTCACTGGTGGCCTGTGTAAGGAATTCATGAACAAAACAATTCAGGCCTTGGGAACTATTGAGGAAGAGAAGAAAAAGCCTGAATATTTTGCTCATACTGGAAGTACCGTTAATACAGGAATAGGCTAAATGTTTAAGGTAGGGGGTTCAGGTTCCTTGCTCTCAAGGGTTATCGGAGTTTCCCTAAGAGCCTCCTTTCCTGGGTGCCCCTACCGACTTTTAATATGGAACACTAATGGAACACTAATGGAACATAAAGAACAGAGTTTAGGAAACTCAATACTGATCTACTGTTCGATATGTTCGATATGTTCCAATGGAGAATAAAATGAAGTGTCCTGATTGTGGTAAGAAAATGAAAATAGGTGATACCTATAGTGAGAAGCATCAAGACATTGCAGTTGTTGTTAGGTGTCCTGAATGTGGAGCTATGTTCTTTGGGTATCTTAGGAAGAATGGGGTAATCGGTGATCGTTCTCACCTTTCAACTTATGGAGACAAAAGATGAAAGAAACTATGATTAAAATATCGGCTGACGGAACAGAAACCCTGTGCCTGTATCATGATAATAACCCTTTTGAGGAAGTTGCTACAACTAAGAAAATAGCCAGAGCATCAAATGTAAAATTTAATAATAAAAATGGCCTCTGGTATGTTCATGATCCTGCAGGGGATAGACTACTCTCAACCACTGGATTTGATAGACGTGGGGACGCTATCCAACATGAGATAAACATACTGGAAGGTTACTTGATTGATGCTTCAATGCCTAAACCGGATTTCGTGTAATCACTAAGGAGTTTCAAATGAAAGTAGTTCCTACTTGCCCACACTGTGGAAAGACGAATGAAGTTTATAGACATGTTAGAGCCTTTGGTTGGTGTGTGGAACAATTTGACGAGTTTGGTAGAGTAGTAGAAATACAAACTGATGGTCTTAACTTCTCTCGGGGAAACAGATTTCGTTGTGCTGTGTGTGACAGAATTAGAAAAGACTTAGAAAATTTTCCATACGAGGAGAACTAAATGGGAGAACAAAACTATTTAGAATCGGAATTATTGATCTTTGCTCCACCTGAAAAGAGTAAAGTTAAAATTGTAGTAAAGGCGGCTTTCCTTGCCCAAGACATTCCTGGGATTGGTTGCCGCTTTTCTTTTCCAGAAATTGTTATAGCTGAGAACATTGTTGAGATTCCTACAAACTGTAATAATATTCTTTCTGTATCTGTGGTTGAAATATAACTTGTTGGGTATTAAAAAGGAAAGGGAGCTTACCAGGATGTAATAAGCTCCCTAACCGGCAGTCAAACAGGAAAGGAGTGAAAGGTGAATACAAGGTACAACACTTCCAAAAAGAAGTCAAGTAAAAAATTTCTGATTAATTCAGTAGCAACAGAAAATCCACAAATAAATCATTTTGCAGCCTTCCCTATTTTCCAAGGGGAGGTTTTTGCCTTTTGTAGTTTTCAGATTTTAAGGAATGCAACTTGCTTGCTTCTTTTAACCTCTTTCAAAAAATCTTCTTATATAATCATCTTATATATGAACACGCACTTACTGAGACACCCTGGTCTCACTTACTGAGACTTTTTTATCGAAGTGGTCTCACTTACTGAGACTTTTTAACCTTTTTGGAGGTATTGAAACTATGACCGAATCTGATAGATTTTTGACTGATAAACAATGGATGTTTCTAAGGCATTTTGTGTGGAATCATTTACACCTTTTTGAATACTCAAGAACACAGTGCGCTATCTTAAATCATGTGACAGATAGAACTTTGAACTTTAGGAAATTTGAAGAGAGAATAAAAGTGAGGCATCTCTATGCTGGTTGTCCTAATATCTTTTGTTACTCTGGAACACTTAAAAGTAAAGCGCAGGTATTCAAGGCTATGGCTCAACTGGAAATTAGTCGTATATTGGTTATTCACGCAGAGAGGTCTGGAAAGTATTATAGGTTGAATGTGCCTGGCATGCTTAAAGTTTATTTTGATGCTGTTACTCACGCTACAGGATTAAGAAAGTTGCCAGAATCAAAATTTAAGGATAACATAAGAGAGCTAATATTTATAAACCGAAAATTAAATGGAATCTTTTGTCAAAATGACTGGGTAATCCCTGCAATCGCTTGCAAGAAGGAGAGAATAATGAAACTTGAAGAATCACTGAAACAGGCTATCGAAGAAAATGATAAAATTATTGAGAGGAAAATTGATAAACTGAAAACTTCTCCTTTGACACCTTCAAAAGTTCATAGATTATTTCAAGTGCTGGCAGCGGAGTATCGTATACCGTATAGCACTGAGGACTTTGAACATGACAAGGGTAGAGGTCTTGGTATGGCTGGAAATTGGGTGAAGGAATGTGAGGCTAATAACACTGATCTTGCAAAACTGGTAGACTTGATATATGCCGAACTATCCTGGTTGCGTAGAAACATAAAAGAACTTGGATATGGCGGGCAGCAAGTTAATTTTACTATGTTTTACTCTAATCGATCTAAAATTATGGAGGCGCTGAAACATGAGTAGTCTTACAGAGATGCAGAGATATTATTTTAAAGAGAAAAATGTGCTGACGTACCCCTGGAACTCTTTTGATTCGAGAAGGAATGGAAACTTAGTTTGGAAGGATGCTGGCTTTCCACCTGAATTATTGAGACAGGAGATAGAAAAAAGAAACCGTGAAAAGTACTATCTGAAAAGAGTCTTTGATGTGGAAATACCAATTCCTACACCTGAGACTAAAATTGCCCTGCAAGTATCGAGGGTTGAGAAACTTTATCTTAAGAAGAAAATGGTAATAATCTATGGCAGGACCCTCCCAGTTCAGAAATTAGTAACCATGGCACTTATGACTCACTACTTAACCACAGGGGAGACCATAGTTATGACAGACACTGAGGAATTTATCCAAATGTACAAGAGGATAAGTTCAGAATTTGATATGGACGATGAATTTATGCTTTATCGGCAAAAGCTTTATGAAAATATACTTCTTTGGAGAGGCTTGGATAGAAAAGTACCCTATGCAAACAGTCACTCGGGATTATTTTCTGAGGTGATAGAACATAGGATTGGAACTGGCATGCTCTGCACTGTTAGCTATAATGAAAATAGACAGAGTAGAAAGATCAAGAAACTTTGGAAGGATGCAATTCTGGAAAGGATAGCGGTATCTATGGGCCAGGGAATTGCTGACTTGATTGAGGTAGAGGGAGTATTTGTACCTGCAGACGCATCTAAACAAACTGTCTCACCTGGGGGGAATAACGAGGTTGTCCTGAAAAGAAAGACAGTCTTATCGAAAGGCCTAACGACAAATGCTAAGGAGGAGATATAATGTCTGCTGGACTTGGGGTATTAAAAAAGTTGATAGAAGAAAATAGAGCAATGTCTATTCTGACTGAACAAGGACTGGATTGTACTTTCTTTGTTAGGAATGAGAGAAAGGCCTTTGACTTTATATCTGAATATTTTGTTGATTATAATCAGTTGCCGAAGATCCGGACTGTTGAAGAGGAGCTTGGTTTTAAATTCCCTGACTTTACGGATGAGCCCTTAAAATACTGGATTGATCACGTAAAAAAGAGACACCAGTTATCCCTGGCACAAAAGGCTGTGGAAGAAACCGGCAGTGATATAGCAGACGGCAAGCTTAAGGAAGCCACGGAGAAAATCAGACAGTTGTATGTTGACTTAACCTCTACTGGGCAAAGGGAAAAGTTGTATCTTTTGCGTTCTCTTTATAAACCCGTGATGGACAGATATAGAGCAATACAACGTTCAGGAAAGGATATTTTTGGCGTTCCTTTTGGTATTCCCACTTTGGACAATATAAGTTCAGGTGCACAGCCAGGGGATACTGTGGCAATAATTGGGAGACCTTCTTCCGGAAAGAGTTACCTACTATTAAACGCTGCATTGAATGGTGTCAATGCTGGATATAGAGTAATGGTGGAGACTTTGGAAATGCCAGCGGAGCAATGTATGGCACGACTATATGGGCTGCATGGTAACATCCCTGTGCACGGGATACGAAAAGGACGCTTAAGTTGGTGGGCTGAAAATAAACTGAAACAGACTGCGCGAGAATTGAATGATGCAGACTTTTACATTTATGAGGGAACTCTGAACACAACATTTGAGGACCTCCTCATGAAGGTACAAGAGGTTCGACCTGACATTTTATATGTTGATGGTGCCTATCTATTAAAGACGAGAGAACGGACCGGTGCAAGATGGGAAAGAATTGCTTCCACTGCAGAGGGTATGAAAGATTTGGCTATGTCTCTTTCTATTCCTGTTGTGGGTACATACCAGTTTAACAGAAAGGGAGCTGGTAGTTTAGCGCATATTGGTGGTTCTGATGTTGTGGGCCAACTCGCAAGTATTGTGTTGAGTTTAGCTTGTTCTACGAAAATTGATTCAAGAGGTAGGGCTATGTCTGACTGTTCAAACAGGACTAAACATTTAGAAGTTATTAAGGGGAGAGAGGGTGAAAATATGTTGATTGATCTGGATTTTAGTTTGACAACAAATATAGGTATAAGGGAGGTGGATATATATGACGGAGATGCCGGAGATGAAGAAGTGGAGTGATTATTATAATCTTGGCAATGCCAAACTTACAATAGTGAGTAAGGATGGCTCAGTTTTAAAAACAGACGCAACACATGTTCACTTTAATGTGATGAATGTTGACTTTGCGCAAGATGGTAGTGGTAGTCCTGAACTTACTGCTAAATTGGATAACATAGAAGTTACCAAAGTTAGTACAGGTAAAAGGATGATGCCGTTGTTAGGATTATAAGGTTTGCAAGCGATTGCAGAGAGAGGGAAAAATGAATGAAACTTATATACTGGGTGATGCGAGATTATATTTTGACTTTGAGGATGGCTCAACTATGAGGGTATTCTCCTCTAATGCAGTGATAGAACACTCAGAAGAATATATTGATTTCTATAGATCGCTACGTGGTAGTAGAACTAAATTTAGAGAGAGTGTGTGCCTTGGCTCTGAAACTTCTTTGCAGGTTGAGTGCACTGAGTTAAAGGTTAATTTGGCTGATCGGAACAAAAACAAAAAAGGCACCTTAGCATTAAGGATGATACGATTTTTAGAAAGGAAAAAATGAAATGAGAGAATGTTCTGTAAGAAAGGTACGTGAGGTAGCTACTCAGGTGGTTGATGTTGCTATTAAATGTGGTGTATCTAAGGATGAGTACTCTACCCTTCTGAAAATGATCTGTGATATAGAGAATATAGAGGTGACTGACGATGAAGTGGCTGTTATTGTGAATGATGCATTTGATAAAGGAGGAGTGAGATGAGGGAACGTTCCATAAAGAAATTTCTGTTCTCCCTGGATTGTGAGAATATAGAAACAAAAGGAGAGTGGGTAAAAGCAACTTGTCCTCTTGCTCCTTATACTCACGGAGGCGGGATAGATACAAGGCCCAGTTTTGGAGTCTCTATATCTCCAGAGAGTGAATCTGTTTATTACTGTTTGGGAAAGAATACTGTCGTACTTACAATAAATGGCAGGATGAAAATAGGGGATATGGTAGGTGGAGTCTATACAATTTTAACTACCGGTGGTTTGTGGGTTGAAGCGCCTTTTTATTCTTACGGAAAACAGAGACTTTATGAAATTTTATTAGAGAGGAATGGTAAAAAGAAGGTTATAGAGTCTGTGGCTCAACATAGGTGGTTTGTTACAAAAAGAAGTTCTTCAACAGTTTTAGAAAAAATTACAAGTAGTTTGGAGCCAGGGGAGCGTTTCTTATCTTGTGTGCCTGCCCCTTTTACTTTTGATACTATGAATATAGATGCAATAAGAAGAGGGTTTATCTTTGGGGATGGTACAATTAGTGGACGGTCCAATGTACGGGTAGCGCAAGCAGATTTGTATGATAAGAAGATAGTTTTTATGAGGCCCTATTTTGAGAATTGTGGATGTGCGGAGTATTATTATAAAACAGAAGGGTTTGAGCGTGTTACTTTTAGAGGTTTTGAAACTTCTTGGAAGACTGACTTTCCTAACATCGCTCTATATGATTCTAATTATTTGGCGTCATTCTTAGCTGGTTATTTAGCAGCTGATGGTTGTGTAGATTCAGATGGACTTGTTAACTTAACTTCATGTAAAGAAGAGAATTTGGAAAAAGTAAGAGATTTGGCTACACGTTTGGGAATAGTAACTTTTGAAGTAGGAAGACAATTAAGAGTTGGGATAGGACAGACAGAGCCTTCTTCTATTTTTAGAATAAATTTTGCGAGAAAGGATTTTCCAGCAGATTTATTATTGAATCCAAAACATAGAATGATTTTTGATGAAAAAGCACAAGCAAGGTATTATAGATTACGATGGAAGATAGTCTCAGTAAAAAAAATGGATAAAGTAGAGGAGGTATATTGTTGTGAGGTGCCTGAAACACACTCTTTTACCTTAGATGACTTTATTTTAACAGGAAATTGTTTTGGTTGTAGTCCTATAGGTAAGAGACTGGGTAGACTCCTTCATACTCTGTGGGTAGCTTCTGGTCGATATCCAGAGCAGGCAGCTAAGATATTTCTACATGAGGAAATACATGCTCTGAATAAAAAGAGGAAAACAACTTTCATAGAGCCCTGGGTAGAAGAGAGAAAAATTATCAGACCCTTGCCGATCAAGGTAATGAATCTTTACCCTGAACTTCTTGTAAAACAGAAATTTTATGAGGATAAGAAAATAGCGGAGTGGTTGGTGAAAGAGCGTGGTATACTCCCTCTGATTTATAATATGTGCAGAGTGAGATTCTCACGAGATGATTGCGCTGCTGTGTTTCCCCTGACTGATACTACTGGAAACATATTCGTTTTGAGATTACGGTCACGGAAGAAGAAAAATATTTGGACAGCCTCAAGTGATACCACTGGCTTCTATGATGTAGAATTTCCAAAGCTTAAGGATGTTGGGGTATGGTTCGGGATGGGTTTTGCTGACTGGGAAATGCCTTTACTACTGACCGAGGGAGAGCTGGATGCTATGCGTATTATGTCCCTGGGATTCTATAATACGATTGCTTCGGCTACCTCCTCTGTTACTGATGAACAGATTACTGCGATTCCTTTGAGGAGTAGTGCTGTCTTTCTTGGATATGATGCGGATAAGGCGGGAGAGCAAGCACATAAGAGAATATATGATAGACTACGGGGAAAGGTTCCTATTTATGAACTTGACTGGAATTCTGTGGGAAGGAATGATGGAGGCGCCTTAAAAAATAGCGATGAGCTTGGAAAAGTTTTAAGCCGTAAAAAGAGTTTATCTTGACAAAAATTGTGATTTATTGTACGATATAATAAAAATTAATAATCTAACAGGAGGAGTATTATGGCAAAAAAAGTGACAAAGGCAAGTTGGTATCAAACTGGTAAAACCGGTGCTACAAAAGCAAAAAAAATTGATGCCGAGAATAAGAAGAAGAGAGAACAGGGGGGTAGTGAGATCATGCGATTCTGGCTGGAATCTGACAGTTCTGCAATGGTGACTTTTCTTGACACCCCGAGCTTCTTTTACTATGAGCATAATTTGAAACTTGGCGGAAAGTATTTTAATTTCTTTACTTGCCTTCAGGACTTCGACACTTGCCCTCTTTGTGAGGATGACCAACAAAGTCGAGCAAGTTATGTTCTTGCTGGAACTGTTATAAGCCACAAAAAATTCACTGATAAGGATGGGAAGACTCATACAAATCAGAAACAATTATTTGTGGCAAAAGGGCGTGCAAGGCAGCGGTTGTTGAAACAGATTGAGAGACGTGAGGGCAATCTGAAGGGATGTGTCTTTGAAATGTCAAGAGGTACTGGTCAAACGGAATCCTCTGTGGGAGAAGACTTTGAATTTGTAAAACGACTTGATGCAAAAACCCTGTTGAAATTTGCTCAGGGTGATTCTGTTGAAAAGAAGAAGGAATGGTTGAAGCCCTTTGACTATCCAACTCTACTTGCCCCTAAAAGTGCTGAGGAACTGCGTAAGATAATTGGCCAAGCTGATCCTATTGGTTCGAGTGCTGAGGATGACAATGTAGGAGATGAGCCTGACGATGATGTCCTGGACAATGGTGGAGACCAACCGGACGATGACGATGATCTTTTTGAGGATGACGTTGCATCTATAGAGGACTTGATATAGTGCCTGATTTTAGTAAAATAGTCCTTTCGAATTATACTTATGTTGAACTTAATGAAGTGAAAAATCTGGCGGCTGAGAAGAGAGCCTTGGTAGCCAAATCTTCTTACGATAAAGATCTCGTTCTGGCCTTGTATGACATATCAAAGAACGGGTGGTTTGGTTATCCAAGGTATTCTCTTTCCCCTACTAACACTGATAATGTTTTTGATCGAAGGGTTACTGGGGAAGCTATAGGCTTGGTGTTTAATGGTAAAATGTGGAAACAGCAAGAGGTTGTGATTGATGATTTCTGCAATCGCTTGCAGAAAGGTTACACTGGATTCCTTCTTGGCTTGCCACCAGGTAGTGGAAAAACAGTCATTGCTTTGAAAATAATGGCACTTTTGAACGTGAAAACTCTTGTTATAGTTCCAAGGTCGAACTTGGTTTCTCAGTGGAAAGAGAGAATCTTACAGTATACGAATATAAAGTCCAGAGAGATAGGAGTTGTATCTGGCGGGAAGGCTTCCTGGATTGCAAAGAAGATTGTTGTGGGCCTTGTTCATTCTGTGACACTGGATAGATGTGGGATTGACTTTAAACGTAATTTTGGGTGTGTTATATATGACGAGGTTGACCGTTCGGTCCCTCCAAGGACTTTTGCAGCGGTTGTTAGTATGTTCTCTGCAAAATATCGTCTTGGCCTGTCTGCTACTCTGAAAAGAAAGGATGGGTTGAGTAAAGTATTCGAGAAACATGTTGGAGAGTGCTTACTAAAAACCTCTGTTCAGGGTAGATTAAAGCCAATAGTAATTATGCACCACTTTCAGGGCTCCTCTGGATATGTGCACTCGAAAAGCTCTGCTTTAAACCGAAGAGGCATGCTACTTTCAAGAATATCACAGAATATTGCGAGGAATAAGATAATAGCAAGGTATATACATCTTATGAGTAAATCTGGCAGGCGTTGTGTTGTAATGTCTGACAGGACTCAACAACTTTTGGATATTAAGAAGATTCTCATTTACCATTTTAATCTTGTCTCGGAGGTTGGTTTATTCGTGAGACGTATTCCTATTGAGACCTCTGGTAAAAAACAGAAGTATAGAAACATCTCTGCATCTGAGAGAGAACGTGTTGCAAGCGACTGTAGTGTGATTCTTGGGACTTATCAAATGATGGCTCTTGGTACAGATATTCCAAGTTTATCAGGGTTAATATATGCCACTCCTCACACTGATATAATCCAATCGAAAGGAAGGGTTGAAAGATTCCTTCTTGGTAAAAAGGCGCCTATCCTGGTTGATATTGTGGATGAATTTTATAAAGATAGTAAAAACTGGGCGATTGCTCGGGAACGTCAATATATACGAGAGGGACTTAAGATTAGGAAGATAATATAGGAGGTTACTATGACCTGGACTTTTAACGACTGGTATAAAACAAATAGAAAAGCACTTTCCAAAAAAAGAAAGGCTAAATACAGACAGGATAAAATCTTTAGGGAATCTGTCAAAAAAAGGGCAAGAGACCATTATAGGAATAGAACTAAAGACAGGGTGCCTTATGACCGGTTGTCTGTACGTGATGATTCTGGCGTGCACTTTATTACTATTGGTAGACTTTCTAAGATGCTTGGAAGGAAGACACAAACTATTCGTGGGTATCATGCGAGCAAAGTTATTCCTCCCTGTACTGTGTTCGATCAAAGAGGATGGAGATTATACTCACCAAAACAAGCTATGCTCTTGAGGAAGGCCTTTGGGATGTTTGATCGTGGAGAGTTGGTAATGCTTAATGATGTTAAACAATTTATTCTAAACGGATGGGAGGAGAAGTGATGGCTAAAAAAGCACCTATGGAAAACCTGAAAGCCTCAGAGGCGACCATTGTTGTTTCAAGGACTGTACTGAAACAGACAACTTCTGAAGCAAAGAAAATTAAAATAAGACCATTTGTCACCTCTACTGCTACGGTGAGTGTGAAATTTGGTGTTACTATTCCTCTGGCTGGATATGCAAGTGCGAGAGCGGATGTTATGATTGCTTGCCCCTGCTATGTTGAGGAAATTGCGCCAACATATAAAATGGTACGTGATCTGGTTGAGGCCTTGGTTGACAAAGAATCTAAAAAGATTGAGAAGGAGATAGTAGATGAAGGCTAAGAAAGTCAAGGCGAAGGATGCAGAGTCCACTGCTGAAGCTCTGGCTAAACCGAACACTCTTGACACCTTGCTTGAGATGAAAAATCAGCAATATGGTGTTCGAAGTGTTTCAAAAGGCTCTATGTGGGCAGAGGACCCTCTGAGGATACCAACTGGAATCTTTGCAGTTGACTATGCCTCCGGTGGAGGTCTTCCACTGTGGCAGTCTGTCTGTTTTTGGGGCCCGGACTGTTTAGCTGGAGATAGTGAGATTTCTTGCTCAACATGGTCAAAACTAACAGGTAGAAGGCAATCAAATAAGAAGACTACTGTAAAGCGATTATATGAAAATTTTCATAATTTGTCTGGAAAGGGTAAAGGTCATTATGTTAGGAAAGAAACTCTTACTTCTGATTATACAGTTGCAGCAATAAATTCAGAGTTAGGTGTATTACAGAATCTTGTATTGGATGTGCTTTATGTTGGGCTTAAAGTATCTTTTAAAGTTACTACAAAAAAAGGGTATAGTGTTATATCATCAAAAGACCATCGATATCTTACTGAACTAAGGGGATTCAGGAGATTGGAGGATATCAGACCTGGGGAGAGAGTATATATACATAATAATACAAGATATTGTGGAAGGGAGTTAGAAAAGAAGAGACCCACAGTTATGGTAAAATATCATCCTTTTTGGAAGAAAAAGAAAGTTGGTAAATATGTTTATTATCGTGGCCGTGTAAGTCGTGCAACAGTAGAGGCAGTCTTTAATTCTATGAGTTATAAGGAGTATATTAAATTGTTGAATACTGGCGATACTGCTTTAATAGAAAGGTTACGATTCCTTCCAAGAGATTTACAAGTTCATCATAAAGATGGAGATCCTACTAATAATGCACCTGGAAACTTGGAGGTGTTAGATTCTATAGCTCATGGTAGAATGCATGCACTTGAGAGGCATAATGATTTTAGATTTATGGTTGTGCCGGATGAGATTATTTCTATAGAAGATGTAGGAGAAAGAGAATCTTATGACATTGTATGTAAATATCCAAATAATAATTTTATAGCAAATGGCATTGTAGTTCATAATAGTGGAGGTAAGACGACTGCTGCTATGTCCGCTTTAAGTATGTCTCAGAGAATATGCTGGAGGTGTTTTAACTTACTGGAATTTTGCACCTGTTCAGAACCGTCCTTAGAGATGCGAGCATTTTGGGCTGACACGGAAAACACTTTTAATAAGGGATGGGCGCAAGCAGTAGGGGCTGATCCTGATAAATACTATCTTGGCCTTGCAGACTATGGGGAGCAATATATCAACTTGGCTGAAGCAGCTTTACGTGCTGATGACTGTGGCCTGTTGGTAGTGGACTCCTTGGCTAATCTTGTGCCTTCGTCTGAGTTTGAGGCTCCCTCAGAGGATCAGTTTATTGGAAACCAGGCGAAACTCATAACTCGGGCTGTGAGAAGATTAAAGCAGAGAGCTATTAGGGAAATGAAGAGAGGACACCCCTGTGCAATTGTCTTTACTAATCAAATGCGTCATAAGGTTGGAGTCCAATTTGGAGACCCTGAGATTATGCCCGGTGGTTTTGGAATGAAACATGAGTTTTCGTTACTGTTTAGATGTGTAAGAAAATCCATGTCCGGTGATTCTGATAAGAAGAAGTATGTCGATTCTCAGAGGAAGGTTAATATGGCTCAACGGCATTCTTTTGCTATTCGTAAAGAGAAAGTGTTCACTCTGGCCGGTGTTGGTGAATTTGTAAGAATACGTGAAAATATGCCTGAATTGGGCCTTAGAAAGGGAATGGTTGATGACTACAATACTGTGATGAACTATGCTAAGGAATATGGGGTGGTATTTAAAGAGAAAGGTAAATGGCGCCTTTTTGATGTCAAAGCGCGGACCCTGGATGCGATACAGACTTATTGGAAGATGAATCCTATACAGTATCTTAGAGCACAACGAGAAATTATACGGAATGTGAAAAAAAGAATGGAGAAGTGAGATGCCTACTAAACTTTGTTCTGTATGCAATCGCTTGCAAACAATCCCAAGCAAGCAATGGGGATATCTGGACAACTCCGGTGATTTCGTTTGCTCTAAGGAATGTGTTATTGAATGGGTGCTACATGCTAAGATGCCGAAGGCTGCACTGCAAAATGTGGAATACCTTAGTAGAGACAGAGGCAATGAGGAATATTCTCAAAAAATGAAAATGTACTTCCGGTCAAGATATGAGCTTTTGGTTGCTGAAGAATTATACAACTTTGGCTTTCGAGTAAGGTACGAAGAGATTGGTTTCCAGTTGCGAGATGGCTTAGCTCATTATGTGCCTGACTTTTACATACTGGATCATTGCTTGATAGAGGTTAAAGGCAAATGGGGTGTTGGTGGAAAAAAGAAGATGCGTAGATTTCGTGATGATTTTCCGGAGGTCCCTCTGTTGGTGATTCCCTGGAATATCAAATCAGACTTTTATAGAGGAAAGGAGCATAATGTCATTTGTTAGTAGAATTGTTCGGATACAAAGCCCTTCGTATAAACTCTCTGATGGCGAAAAAAGTAATGATCCCTCCCTCCTGGCTGTAGAGAGGTTGAACATTGCGCCACAAACAGAGACGCAGTTTATAAGTCCTCCGAGAGCTTCAGGTTTACATAATGCCTGTATGCGGCAACTGGTTCTTGGCGTTCAGAATAAAATCAGGAAGAAAGACTTTCTAAGTAACGGTGATCTTGTAACCTATGGTATCGGCAGGGCTATGCATACTTGGGTGCAGAATTCAAATGACGTTCTTGGGAAGAGACGTAGAGGATACTGGAGGTGTCTGGCCTGTGGAGCTATTCGACAATTTGGTGCACCTCCCACTACAAAGTGCCCTAAGTGTGGAGCTAATCCTGAAGCATCTCTTTATCATGAGTTCTTTGGTAAAATAACAAAGCCTTTTTATATTCAAGGACACCCTGATATGTTCTTAGAGGTGGCTCCTGGCATAATAAGAGTTGTTGAAATTAAGTCCATGGCGGGTGCTCAATTTGACACTTTACGTTCTCCTCTGGCTCAACATGAGTGGCAAGTTTTGTCCTATCTGCTTGTCCTTCAATATGATAGAAAGCTACCGGTAAAAGTTGATTCTAAACTTGGGTATGTGTTATATATCTCAAAGAAGCAGGCTGGTAAGGGAAAATTACCATACAAAATGTTCGCTGTGAAAAGGAATCCTGCTACTATGGCTGTTGTTAAAGGAAAGCTTCTGGAGTATAAAACTGGAATAGAAGGAGGACCTCTTCCGAAGGTGAAAAACAGTTGTTTCAAGAGTAACTTCTCAAACTATGAATCGAAATTTTGTCCTGTTAGGAAACTCTGCCTGGAGGCCGGTGGTAATGCAACTGACGGTTGATCTGGATGATATAGAGGTTAGGGGTAATTAAATGACAGCACGTGGAACTTGGAAAGCACGGGAACGTAAAGTTGCTCGGGAATTTGGCACTGAACGAACACCCCTGTCTGGAGGTGGTAGTAGACATACAAGAAGCGATTCTTTGCATGCCAAACTGTACATGGAGCAAAAGCTTAGGGAAAAACACTCTGCAATTACTTTGTGGAGGGATACTGCAAAGAAGGCTAAAGCGGAAAACAAAATACCTATGTGTGTCCTTGTTGAGAAAGGAAAAGAGGGATGGTGGCTGGTGTGCCACTCGAAGGATTTTAAAGCAATTGTTGATGAATATGTGAAGGTTATTCAAAGAGATAAGGAATCCTAATATGACAAGAGTTTACAATGAAGTTTTACGCCAAGAATATGCTGGCAATAATTGCGTCTTTTCTGCCGGTTTTGTTAAGGGGAGTGAAATAGATACTATGTATTTAAGTTTTGAAAAAGATGGAGAAGAACCAGAAATTATTCATCTAAGGCCAGATGAGATGGCCTGTATTGCATATCTTGCCAGTGGTGTTCTGTGGTCAGGTGAAATGTATAGGCTTTCTTTATTGCAATCGCTTGCAACGAAAAAAAATGATAGTGTCCGAAAATTCGAGAAAAAACCTTGACAAAAAATTATAATAATTATATCTTTATTTTAACACTTTACACTATTAACATTTTTTGGAAAGGAGGTATAGTTTATGAAGGAAAAGGTTAAACAGGAACCGACCATCCGGGAGTATATTCAGGCTGGCTATCCTTGTCTCTTTATGAGAACAACGGAGCCATCTGTGGCAGAGGAGATGGTACGGAATGCTCTCTCTGAACTCAATATAAATGATATCAGAGTGGGCGTTTGGAAAATCACACAGGGGCTTCGTGTCTCAGACATTTCAGAGAGTGGTGACGCTGCAAATGAGGTGGCCACTGATTTACGGGATGCTCTGGCTTATGTTGAGGTCTCAGATACCCCGATTGTGGCAATTTTCCACAACGTAAGGCAGTTTGTTGAGAACTTCTTGATAATTCAACAAACTATTGATGCCGCTAATGCAGCACGTTTGGTTGGTAGTCATATTATATTCGTTGGGCCACATATCACTTTACCAGTCGAGTTGAAAAATATAGTAACTTTTATTGACTGTCCTCTGCCAAATCAGGAGCAGATAGCAGAGGGGTATAAACAGATATTGAATGCCTATAGTGATGATTTGAAACCATTGAAAAAGGGAGAGGACCTTGATGAAGTTGTAAAGGATGCCTCTGCAGCGGCCATCGGTTTGGATTCAATAGGGGCGGAGAATGCTCTGGCTCTGTCTCTTGCCACAACTTCGGGGATTGATCTTAATGTTATACAATCTCAGAAAGAGCAAGAGGTGAGAAAATCTGATGTTCTTGAATTCATTCCAGTTAGGGAGACTATGGACGATGTTGGTGGATTTGATGCCTTCAAGGTTTGGTTGCATAGACGAAAGAAGGTGTTCACGAAAGAGGCACGTGAATATGGTCTCCCTTACCCAAAAGGGATGTTAATTGTAGGCCCTGCCGGATGTGCTTCTGGTGATACAAAAATTAGGTTTAGGAGGGGGAAAAGGAATAGTGGTAGAATTTATACTATTGAGGATGCCTACTATAAATTTAATCGAATTTCGAGGAATGGTTTTGGTCAGGGAAAACACCGTTCAGGTGACCGTTATCTTTGGGTAGATAATTTAATAGATACACAATGTTTAGCTTTAACAGAGGATGGGACCCTCAAGTATCACGATATAGATTCTATTGTGTATAGTGGCATTAAAGAGGTTTACGAAGTCACAACCGATTCTGGAAGGAGTATAAAAGTCACTTCTGAGCACCCCTTCAAGGTTGAAGAGGATGGAGCTTTTATAAAATTATCAGATTTATCTGTTGGTGATATGGTAATGATGAGAGATGTCTCCTCTGGAGATGGAAGAAAGAGGAATACAAGAAAAGGAAGGAGGGTTATTTATGGTTTAATGTTTCATCCGTATGCTTGGAGCAATGAGAGTCATTCAAGCCAAGCTTTTGCAAGATTAGTTGTGGAAGCAGAAATGAATGGAATGACAGTAGAGGACTTCATTTTTGTATTGAAAACAAATAAGAAAAAGGCAAGTAACTTATCTTATTTGCCAAGAGGAGTTGCAATCCATCATAAAGATGAGGATTTTACAAACGATGTCAGAGAGAATCTTGAAGTAATGACAAAAGTAGAGCATGATACTTTACATGGGTATACTAATATGCAGAATTTTAGATATTCTACTGTAATTCCTGAAAAAATAGTATCAATAGTTTCTAAAGGTGAAGTAGATACATATGATATTATAATGCAAGAACCGTATAGAAACTATCTTGCGGAAGATTTTGTAGTACATAATTCTGGTAAGTCTTTGACTGCCAAGGCTGTGGCTTCTTACTTGAAACTCCCACTGCTTCGTATGGACATGGGGAAGATTTATCGTTCCCTGGTTGGGGAGAGTGAGGCAGCTACCAGAATGGCTTTGATGGTTGCAGAGGCTGTCTCTCCTGTGGTGTTATGGATGGATGAGATTGAGAAGGGACTTGCTGGAATGGCTGGTTCCGGTGATCTTGATTCTGGAGTCACTGCTCGGGTTGTCTCAACTATTCTAACTTGGAGACAAGAGACCTCTTATCCTGTCATGTTGGTTGCGACTGCTAATAACGTAACCTCCCTTCCCTCAATGGTTTATAGGAAGGGGCGCCTTGACGAGGTTTGGGCTACTGATCTTCCAAGTGCTGATGAACGGGAAGAAATTTTTAAGATTCACTTAAGGAAAAGGGGCCGTAAACCTGAAAAATTTGGTTGCAAGGCCCTTGCGTCTCTGTCTGATGGTTTCACTGGCTCCGAAATTGAGGGTGATATCGAGGATGCGATGTTCACTGCTTTTGACCAGGGTGTAGAGGTTGAAGCAAAACATGTTGTAAGAGCGATCAGAGAGACTATCCCTCAATCGGTAAGGGACGATGTTGAATTAAGGGTAATTCGTGAATGGGTTGCCAACAAAGCGCGGCTTGTGTCCAGTGGGAAAAACAAGGCTTCCACTGGTAAAATTAGACGTATAAAAACTGTTAATCGAAAGGAGTAAAAAATGGCTAAAGGACAAAAAACAACAACAAAAACAAAATCGAATTCAGCCTCTGGAACTGTTGGGAAAAGCAAGGTCAAAATGCCTCGGGAAGAAATTGTCAGGCAAGAGATTCTGGACGCTCAGGAACAGATAGAGACTGGCTATCTGGATATGGCCAGGTTACTCACAGAGGCGTATCACAATGACTTTCATGAAAAGTGGAAGTTTGATTCCTTTGAGGACTACTGCAATAAAGAGCTTGATATAAAATATAGGAAGGCGAGATACTTCATTGATATTTGGGATAAGGTCAAGAGTCTTGATTTACCTAAAGATAAAGTTGCTGCCCTTGGCTGGACAAAAATGAAGGAAATAGCCACGGTCATAACAGAGAAAAATGCCAAAACTTGGATGGATAAAGCTGAGAAAATGACTTCTCGGGAACTGGCTGAGGCTGCAAAAATTGTTCGCAAGAAGGATACCTCTGAAATTGACGTTCCCTCAATTACTACTCTTACCTTGAGAATGACTGAGGCTGAGGCTAATGTGATTCTGGAAGCAATTGAGGAGGCAAAGAATCTGTGTGATTCCACAAATGCGGTCATTGCAGTTGAAATGATCTGCCAAGATTGGTTGACTGCCAAGGGTGTTACCCCTGAGCGGACAAGCCTCAAAGACTACATAACTTACATCGAAAAACTTTATGGTGTAAAGGTGTCAGTCAAAAAAGAGGTTGGTGATAAATCCTCTAATAAGAAGGATGCTGAGGATACGATAGATAAGGTTAATGGAGCTGCTGAGGGTGGTTCTCTTGACGATGATGATGATCCTGCAGTGCAGGACGATGATGAAGGCGATGGTGCGGATGACGCTGTTGATATTGATGATATCCTTGGTATAGATTAATCATTATAGTGTAAAGTCCAGAAGGTCAGCCCACTTTTTATGTGGTCTGGCCTTTTACTTTTGAGACATTAAACTTGACAAAAAACCCTCTTTATTATTATAATGTAAATAAACAAATAGTGGAGGGAAAATGAAGGAAGACGATCTGTTATACGGTGCTCATTCTGGAATCCAGAAGGCGGTAAGGCGAGGAGATTTGGATTTATGCAAGACATGTTTTAATCTGCTTTGGTCTGAAAAGAAACATAAAAGTTGGTTGAAATGGCGACTCCCCTCCATTGTGATCGAGGAAGCCTGGTACTTCAGTGGGAGACTAAAGGAATTCACTGATAAAAAATCTGAGGACCCCGATGAATGGTTGCGTTTTCTGTATGAACTCACTCTTATTAGGAAAGTAAAGGATGCAGATGCAATATTCTATGTGCCTGATACTTATAAAAGTGCTGAGCCTGAAGCTGTTGATCGGTTAAATTGGATTCCTAAAACAAATGATCCAACTTGTGATATAGTAGGGCTGGCGGATGATCTTGCAAGCGCTTGCAATGAGGTGAGGGAACTGACCCCTTATGAATCCTCTGTTATGAAGGTATTAAAAGGAAGAGCGAGAATGGGAGGAATGTTCGGTGATAGAATTATGTCACTTGCAGCGATCCTTCTCCTTACCCACAGAGGAATCGAGGAAGGATATATTGATGACCTGGTTGAGGTTGGCCTGAAAAGGTGGGTTGATTCCCATGGAAAAAGGAAGCCTAAAACAGTAAACTTGCCCTGGTATGTCTTTGACTTTCATACTCAAGTTGGAAAGATTGCTGTATCTATTTGGCGTAAAAACAAGAGTCATAAGTATCAAATAAAGGACCTTCACGCTGTCTGGTTTTATCTGGAATCTGGCCACGTGCCTTCATTTATGCGTGAAGAGAACCTGAAAAATCCTTCAGCTTTTGAGGAAAAATGGTGGCCTTTATTTAAGGAGTACTCCATCAAAAAGGGTGGGGGAGGTGAGAAGGATGTTAAACTTTCTTGGAAAAGAACCATAAGAGATGAGCTTAAGGGGATCGTGGAATGGGTTTTGGAAAAGAGAGAAAATGGAGGATATTAAAAATAGGAGATGTCTATGAAAGCATTAGTGACCGGTGGACTTGGATTTATTGGTAGTGCCCTTGTCTCAAGACTGCAACATGAGGGATGGGAGGTTTTGGTGGTTGATACCATGGAGGATTCTGTTATTCGCATGCAAAGTAGAGCTGACAGTTCCATAGTGGAAATACTGCCTGGGGATATATCACGTTTGGCAAATACACGTATACCGAAAATAGATGTAGTCTTTCATTTTGCTGCTCATTATGCTAATGAAAGATCGCTTGCCGAACCGTTGAAAAGTATTGAGACTAATGTGCTTGGTACAATAGCTGTCTTGAACTTCTGTAGATATAATGCAGTACCGAGACTTGTTTATGCCTCCTCTTCGGGGGTGTATGGAGGTATGGATGTTGTGGCTTACTCTGAGGACGCAAAGCCTGGGCCTCAGACCCCTTATGAGGTTGGAAAGTACTCTGCTGAGGTGCTTTGTGAGGGATTCTGTAACATATATGACATTTCTTATGTAGCGCCGCGCTTCTTTAATGTGTATGGAAAAGGGGACATACCTGGGCAGTGGAGGTCTGTGATTCCTCTGTTCTTTAGGTCAGCGTTATCAGGTATGACTTTGAATGTCACTGGTAAAACATGCTCAAGGGACTTTACGTATATAGATGATGTCATTGATGGTGTTATGGCTGGTCTACAACGTATTGAGGAGGCGCCTGGTAGGATTTCATTGATCTATAATATTGCAACTGGAGTCGAGGTGTTTATTAAAACAGCTGCAGACCTTATAGTGAAACTTACTGGCTCTCCCTCTGAGGTAGAGGTCAAAGAACCAAGGAACTGGGATAATGCCTTGCGGAGGGTTGGCGATACTCATAAGTTCAGAGCATTATTTCCTGATGTGGCTAATAGTATGATCCAACTTGCTGATGGGCTCAATAAGTCTCTTTCGTGGTATATGGACGTTTGTAAAATAAGGAGGAGTCTATGAATGATCTATTTGATCGTCCTTTATTTGTGGGTGCTCATGTTGACGACATCGAGCTATTCGCCGGTGGAACTTTATCACGTTTTAGTTCTTCGGCATTATGCATCACTTTCTCGAAACATGATGGTCTACTTACTGCAATGCCTTGGAAGGAAGTACGTGAGGGTAAGGATGTTTATCCGGAGGTAAATTGGCAGGTTAGAGACTTTAATGCTGTGGATGGTTCTATTCAGAAAGGTAGGGAACGTATTGCAGAAAATTTAAGGTATTACTTGAGTTCCTCTCTTCCGACTGTCGTTGTTACGCATCAATCCTCTGATACTAATCAAGATCATAGGACCATCTATGAGGAGGTTATAAGGACCTTTAAGGGTAAAGTTCCAATACTGTGTGGCTCCTTTCCAAATAATGATATCTCGCAAGTAAAGCGGACATTTTTTGTTGGAATATCGGGGAAGGACTTACGGAGAAAGATTCTTGCTATCAAGAAGTATAAAAGTCAAATGGTGCCTGGAAGGGAATATCTTAACTCAAGTCAATCGCTTGTGCAGGCAAAGTTTTGGGGTGCTTATATAAATCAAAGTTTTGCGGAGGCCTTTGAGGTAGTGAGGCTTTGGATATGAGTGTTGTTCTATTCCTTCCTAATCATCATTTCAGATTAGTTAATAATGATACTGCTCTTAAATGGGGAGTTATACAGGCTAAGGCACTTGCAGATTATGGACATGTTGTTTATTTAGTCTTGCCTAATGAGAAGGATGGTTTTAAGTATGAAGGAAAACTTGTTGAGAACAAGAATATTAAAGTGGTGTACTTGAGTATGGTTAAAGACCAAATGACTGGAACTCAAGTATTTTCAAAAGAGTTATTGAGATTATTGATTGTTAGAGGCACACGAATTCCTTTTGAGGTGGTTGTTAATAATAATCCTGCACTTGCCGTTGGTATTCAGAGGCCTTTAGTTGAATGTGGTTGGTCACGGTTAAAGATTCCAGTCTTTACAATAAGTGAGATGATTGCTTCATATGATGAATGGAGAAGGCAGCCCTGTGGGGATAGAGAGTGGCAGAAACCTTTACAATTATTAGAGTCTGGCGCGGCTTTGTTTCAATCTGTTTCGACCGGGAATCCCTATGATTATGGTATATTAAAACAGAATATAAGACGAATTTTTTCTCCCGCTGTTGCAAGAGAGGCGCATAAGAATACGCACTTTATATGGTGGCCTGTTAATCCTCTATTCAAACCCTATCTTCATAAGAAGCCAAGAAAGGGCGAGACCTTCAAAGTTTTAATTGCTGGAGGTTTTGGCAGAGGAGTAGAGGAGAGAGGAGAGCAGGCCGTTGTAACAATAGGTGCTATTAAAAAACTGGCTTCTTTATTCAATAATAGAGTAAAATTGATTGTCTGTACTAATACTCCACAGGGAGAAGAGCATAAAGAGATGCTTGAAGGGACTTCAGCCTTTGTGGAAGTTTATTGGGGATTACCTAACAAAGAGTTCAGAGAGAAAGTTGGTGAATGTCATGTCTCTATACATTTACGTCCTTATGATGGGGTGAATATGAGTCTTGTAGAGCAGATGATGCGTGGAATCCCCATTATATGGTGGCGCACTAAGTATCAGAAGGGGTGGATAAATGAGGAGAAGATGCCTTATGTTGTAGAGCGTTGTAATGCTGAGAATGTAGCTACTGTCCTGCTGTCTCTAATTAAGACTTATAATAAAGCTGCGGAGTTGGCTTATGAGTGGGCTTTACAAGTGGAGAGAAGACATTCCATGGAATGCTTCGCTTCTAAAGTAACGGATGTTCTGGATGGACTCTTGCTTGATGCTCGTGAAAGCTTTGATAACTCGGAATTTTCGAGCGTATCTGGAATATTTGAGAAATTGCCTAAAAAAGATATTTTATTTGAAGATGCTTTCAAATTTCTAAACAATGCTGGTAAGGCTAAAGTATTTGGTTTTATTCACGTGTGTGGTTCTTGAACATGTGCCGGAGGTTTGGTTATTCTGAATTCATGAAAGATGGAGAGCTTTATGTTAAGTATCGAAATGGAGAGAATGAAAAAGTGGTATAGTGATAGAATAGAAAAGGGTGAAATGTCACTCAATGGTTGGACAACAAGACATTCACAGAAGGTGAGATTTGCTGCTACTATGAGGATGCTCTTAATGGAATATGAGCCGCCAATGAATATTGTGGATTTTGGGTGTGGCACTGCCTCGTTCTATGGATATGCAAGAATGGCTTTAGGAAACTATTTAGGAATAGAAATCCGCGAGGAGGCAAGGAGGCAGGCAAGGAAGATACTGACGGCGGTGGCTAAAAATACGCCTGTGGATGTTAGTGTTCGAAAATCTCTTATTTCTAAGAATTGGTCTGTTGATGCTGTCATAGCTAATGGAAATTTTCGGTTTGAGCAACAGGACCTTCTTAAGGAACTTGATTTCCTGGTTGCAGTTTATGATCCAAAGGCAATAATAGTGGACTTATTCTCTGAACTACGTCCTTATGAGCCAAGCGATATTATCGGGTATAAAGCGTATAATCCGTACACTCTTTTGCCCGCTTTGGTTAAGCACTTGCCTTTTAAGAGATGGGCTGTGGATCATTCTTATCTTTCACACGTGTTTACTTTTGGTTTATTTAGGTAAAGTATGAGGTAATAAGAATATGAGTTTAATAAAGCCAAAAACGGCCTTTGGGTGGCCTTGGATAGCCCTTGGGCCGAAATCTCTATTCAGTGACAGTGGATTCCTGCTACTCTATGATGCTTTCATTGAGATGCATAGAGTCCATGGTCTGCAAAGTTTGATATTGCTTGATCCTTTATATAAGGAACGCTTTGATAAGTATAATGACCCAAAAGAGACGGGTGTCCAGGCTGTTTATGACCTGACTGATAGAATTGCTCAAGAACGTACCTCGGCACCCATACCAACACATATTGCTAATCAATATATTAATAGTAGGACTTGTCCTATAGACTTTGTTCTTACTAACAAGAAGGCTGTTGTTTCTCTCTCCTCTGCCATGAATATTGAGATCGCAAGAGATGGTTATCAGAGTCCAACGTACTTCTTCCCTCTTTATACTGGGGTAGAGGGGTATCCTGCCTTGAATGATCGATTTGATGAACGTTTAAGGCTTGAGGCCTCTGCTTACCTGACTGCCACAAGGACAGTGTTTACAACAACTGAACAAGTTGATAGAGGGCTCACAATATGCCGTCACTACCTCAGTGCAAGCATGGTACGCGGTGTTAGAGACGCCTCTAAACTCATTGGTGGTGGAATCTTGACACAGTTAAAGGACTCTATCCTATCGGATAGTGAAGTTTGCAATCGCTTGCAGAATAAGCCAAAGGATTTTAGAGTGTCATATGTTGGTCGTATGACTTCTAATAAACTCGTGAATAAAATACTGGATGTTGTGTTTCCTCTCTTTGCAAGATATAGTATAAAAATGGAGTTGGCAACTACTGGGACGTCTTTTGATCCTCCTATCTGCAAAAGGGTAACTGGAGAGGATGTGGGAAACTTACTTCAAGGTCAAGATGCTGCAGGGGTTAAAGGGAGGGAGTATTATATAGAGAATGTGCTGAAAAACCTGCAATGTGTTCTTTATGCCTCGAAATGTGAAGGCCATCCCTCGGTTCCTCGGGAAGTTATTTATATGGGTGTACCTTGTTTATTGCCTGACAGAAAATGGGCTCGGGCTATGTTTAAAGACAAGTATCCCTTCTATTATGACTCTGAAAAGGTTCTGATAGCTAAGGTGAAGCAGATTATGAACGGTAAAGTATCAAATGCTGACGTTGCTTCCTTTAATGCTTGCAGGCATGATAAAAATTGTATAGAATTGATGGAGGATACGGCAGAGAAGTTTTATCAAATGGCTGTTGTGGATGTCTCTGAAGTACATCGTAAGGTGTGTATGCTTACCCATGATAGGGTGCTTGATACCTTTCTCAATGGTTATAGTATTGGTGAGAGATTCAACTGGGATACTCTGGCAAGGTTCTATGGTCGAAATGGTATATCTGTGACTTCAAGGCCTCGTGTGTACAATCTTACTCAAATTTATAAGTTCTTACATAATTATATCACTCTTATTGATCCTCTAAAGGGTATATTTGAAAGGAGTAAATGATGGCTAAGAAGAAGAAAAAGACGTGGACTCATGGTGAGTATCGGGAAATACCAATAGGAGATATTGAGCCTAATCCTTGGAACTTTTAAGTTATGGGAACTGTCTTTATATCAGGAAATAGAAGATATGTTTATGATAAAAGATCGAAGAAGAATTATATCTATGCTGATTTACTTTGGAATAAATGTAACCCAGGTGATAAATTAAAGTCGGGTGAAGTAGTTCATCATAGGGATGGTGATAGTTTAAATGATGTTATAGAAAACTATGAAAAGATGTCCCGAAGTGCTCATATGAGATATTATTCAATTGGAGTTAGGAATCCTTTTTATGGTAAAAAAACATTCTGAAGTATCAAAGAACATTATGAGCAGTCGTGCGATTGGCAGGATTCCTCCCTCAAGGAAAGATTCCTGGCATTTGTGTTGGGATATAAATGAGGCTTTAGTTTTAAGAAAAGGAGGTATGTCATGGGTAGAACTGGGCAAAAAATACGAAGTGACTCCGGAGGCGGTGGCACAAGCCTTCAAAAGAAGAAAACTGACTTGAAGGGAGGTGATGCCAAACGATTCCAGAAGATTAAGCATGGTGAGTATTGTGAGATTCCAATAAAGGATATAGAGCCTAATCCCTGGAATCCTTGAGCTTAATGAAATGACGGCAGATGAATTTAATATGTTGTCTGAGAATATAGAAGATGTGGACTTTCTACAACCGGTACTGGTTGTACCCTTAGAGATACGTGATGATAGACAGATCTTTCGAATTGTGGATGGTGAACAACGTTATGAGAATGAGAGATTACGTGACTCTAAAACAATCCCCTGTATCATTGCGGACCCTGATAGAGTACCAGAAGCAAAACAGATGTTTCAGACTGTTAGAATGAATAAAATAAAAGGGCACCTTAATACGAGAAAATTCAATGATCTTGTGAATAGACTTGTAAAGACAGGTGAATATAAATTTAGTGAACTGGCTCATGAGTTTGGATTTGTCAATGAGGATGAGTTTCAATTGCTTGTGGAATCTGCAAGGGAATCTCTGCCTGAAGACCCTGATATGAGAAAGGAGTTTGACGCGGCCAAGGAGGATATAAAGACTGTCGATGATCTCTCCCTTCTCCTGAACAGGTTGTTTACTAAGTATGGTTCTACTTTACCCTATAACTACATGCTGCTCGACTTCGGTGGAAAGAATCATATATGGGTACGTATGTCTCCAAGGGATTTTAACATTGCTAAGAAGCTTGCAAGAGATGCTATGGGGTTGGGTTATACTTTTGACTCTATCCTGTCACGTGTTTTGTCACTAATGGATATTGAGAAGTTCGTTGCAAAGCATAAGGATTTCCTGGAACTGGCAGAGAAAACAGAAGAAACTAATATAGAGGATTTGGCAGATGAGTTATGATGTTCCCACTGGAATAAAGGATCAAGTTCAGGTCACTGGCGCACAGATGCTAAAGCGTTTACGTGACATTGTGAATCCTCCTGGTAAAAAGGGACTATGGTTGCGGAAGTTGAATGACCGGCAACTTGCTGAGGTGTATCACAGGTTGCGTATGGGCCAAAAATCCTATCATATAATAAAGATAGTACAGGTTGAATGGGGTATCATGCGTAAATCTCAACCAGCTTCCCTTGGTAGGGGACTTCTTGCCTTTAAAGAAAAAGTTGTTGGGGAACTTAAACTCGAAGCACAGAGGCTACCAAAGGAGGAGGGAAAGAAGTTTGTGGAACGCACTACTAAAAAGGGGGAACGTTCCATTGCAAAACTGGACTCCCTGGGTAGGTTACGTTGGGTAATTAATGTTCAAACGGAACGCTTGGAACTATTACGAGAGACTGAGAAAAATGCTAATCTGCCCCTTAAAATGACTGAGAAAACTGTTGAGGTCCTGGGGAACTTGCTCGATAAACTAATAAGATATGAGATAGATTTGGGCCTCAGAGATGCTAAACCTTCTGAGTTGAATACATCAGTAAAGAGATACTTTGATGCTCTCATACGTAAAGTAGATCCAGAAGGAATAGATGCCGGTGGTTCTGGCGGGAATGTGATGGTATCTGCTGCTAACAAGATGCTTGAGGAAGTCTCAAAGGATGCTGTTTTGCTGACTATAAACGATGATGGAGGATATTCAATTGCCGATCCAAAACCCAGTGGCGATGCCGATAGTATCAGTTGAGCAGGCCAAATTAAGAGTTGAATGTGTTATCGATGAGATGCATGCGTCCAAGGAACATGCTGCCTTGATGCGTATACTTGCCAAGTCTCTACCTTCTTTTAACCTTGATGGTGTTGATTATCTACGTCTGTCTGACTTTGGTGATTTCATGAATAACTTTGCTCGGGCCTATGAGGGAAGGGATTCAAGCCTCCTGATCCAAAAAAGAGGGGTTAAGGTTGAGAGGGTTGTGGATGTTGAAGAGTTTGTTATGAGCTCTGAATATATGAGGCAAGGTGGTTCTGTACGTCCTGCAATAATGAGTAAATTAAATGAGTTCTTTGAAAATCCAAATTATGTTGAGGGTGTATTATGCCTTGCTAAGGATATGAGAGTGCCTTTACTTGATGGCACTAATCCAACTATAGAGGAGCTTGCTAAAATGAAAGCTCCTGATGAAAAGTTTTGGGTATATACAAGAGGAAAAGATGGTTTATGTCCGGCACAAGCACGCTTTCCACATAAAACTGGAACTGATGTCTTGTGGCGAGTTAATTTTACAGATGGTTCTTCAGCAAGAGGGAATGCGAGACATCAATTTTTAACTTCTTCTGGAGAGAAAGTTCAGATTAAACATTTAAAGACTGGTGATAGAATAGAAAGTATGTATCTTGGAAAGAGGAAGATAGGAAGAGGAGGAGAGTATCAAACAATAAAACAGAAAGATGAGAAAGAGGTATTTGTTCATAGAATGGTGGCTGATTTTGTATTTGGCGAGAGAAAAGGAAATGTAGTTCATCATAAAGACTTTAATAAAATGAATAATGATCCTACTAATTTAGAATTACTATCTTGGAGAGAGCATTCTTTTTTACATAGGAATCTTGCTATAAATAATATAGAGAAATACAACTTTCTGCCTTTTTCTGAAAGATCAGAGAATGCAAGTAAGAATGCAAAAAAGAGCTTAAGGTGGTGCGACTTTGAACAAAGAATAGAAGCTTCTGAAAGAATGAGAAAGAGAAATCTTAATGGAGAGGCTGGATTTATAGCTAAACATTTTTGGGATTCTGAGGAAGGAGCTGAAGAGAAAGATATTCGTGCAGAGCGAATGCATGTCTTAAATCTGAGACATCCAAATAGACGAGATGATCTGCATTTTAATGATCTTTTGGCGATTGCAAGCGATTGCAAAGTTTTTGCAGATTTGTGTAGTAAATTGGATTGCTCAGCTTCAAAGATTTATTCTTTATTAAATGATGGAGGGATGTCTTATATAGAATTTCGTGATGTGTTTATGGGTTATGATACAAGGCAGCATAGAAATCATGTGGTAAAATCTATTGAGTGTCTTGGAGTTAAGGAAGATGTTTATTGTTTAACGGTGGATTCAACTGGAGTATTTTTTGTTGAAGTGGAAGGAGGTGATGCCGATGGCGCTTGTATTCTTAGCTCAAATACAGGCGCTATTTGACGATTGGTATTGGAAAGAATTATTTTGCTGATATGGCGCTTGCTTATATGATTTATAAACTGTCTTGTTATCATAACCCACAGGTTGAGTTCGATCTTGCCCCTGGCTCTACCATATTCTTTATAGCACAGTCTAAAACCTTGACTCTGGCTAAGAAGGTTGTCTTTGACCAATTCTCGGAACGTTTACGGTTAAGTCCGTATTTTCAGAAAAACTTTCGTTTTGATCCTGCAGTACGATCTGAGTTACGATTTCCTTCTCAGATAGTTGTCCTGCCTGTTGGTGGTAATGATACTGCAGCCCTTGGAATGAACGTGTTTGGAGGTGTTATTGATGAATTGAACTTCATGGCTCGAACAAGGGATTCTGTTGAAACTCGGTTTACTGGGGAGGAAGAGTATGACCAGGCTGAGAGACTCTATTCCACTATTATAAGAAGGATGAAGTCACGTTTTATGCAGAAAGGGAAACTCCCTGGTAAATTGATGCTCATTTCCTCAAGGAACTATCCTGGCGACTTCACTGATAAGAAGATGGAGGAGGCTAAGACGGATAAGAGCATATTTGTTATGTCCTACTCTCAATGGGAGGCTTTACCGGCTGATAGATTCTGTGGTGATAAATTCCTAATTGAGGTTGGTAATGAACTGAAACAATCACGTATTCTGGCTAATATTGAGGATGCCCTGGATGCTGAGGACGTGGTAGAAGTGCCTACTGAGTATCAGATTGAGTTTGAGCGGGATATTGATGCTGCACTAAAGGACCTTGGAGGCATTGCAACTGGAACTAAGTCACCTTTCATTCCCTATAGAGAGGCTATGCAGCTGGCCCGGGATAAGTTTAACTCCCTGACTGGCGGTAATCAATTGTTCGTGAATGATGATATATTTCTACCAGACTTCTTCGACCGAATTGACGAGTGGAATGATCTGATTAATGATGATTATATAAGAGATGTTCTACTGGATAAACAAGCTGTTTTTGCAGCACATATTGATGTTGGGTTGACTGGGGACGCACTTGGCCTTGGTGTTGGTCATATTTCAGGATATAAAAACCTCCCCTCCACTCGTTTCTTTGATAGTAGGGCTAACTCATTTATTGAGGTTACTGATATCCTGGCTCCTATATACCATATTGATGGTGCGTTAAGGATACAGTCGAGGTCCGGGGAGGAAGTAGATTTAGAGATGGTACGTGACTTTGTTATGCACTTAAGAAGTAGGATAAACCTGGGATGGTGCACTATGGACTCTTACCAGGCTCCTTTATTCTATCAGTCATTCAGAAAGGCACGTATACGATCCGGTGTCTTGTCTGTTGACACTTCTATTGCTCCCTACACTGAAGTGAAACTGGCTGTGAAGGATGAGCGTATCTTGATGCCCTCACAAGAGACGTTGGCTAAAGAACTGAGGGAAATAGAAAGGGACAAAGAGAAGAATAAGATCGACCATCCACCTGCTGGCTCAAAGGATGTGGCTGACGCAATTGCTGGACTTGTTTTTATTCTGTACTCTAAAGTTGCACGATTTAAACGGGCAAGGCGTAGTTCTGCTGTGGATGAACAACCTGCCACCTCAACACCGATGGAAGTTAGAAAGGTGAGGATAACGCGGGCTGATAGAAAGGGGCAGGACGGAAGGAGGTTGAGAGCAAGTGTTGTATGAAGGAAGAAACTCGTTAATTAGCAAAAATGGCATACTTTTGACTGAAATGGAATCTATGAGTGATTTCGACTGGGGGAGGTTATGTGGATCTTCTAAGTAAGGGTGGGAATCGTTATCCCTGGAGAATACCTTCCTCTGTTTTGCCCTATAAGAAACCACAAAGGATTCGGGTTATTCGTTTTAAAAAGTGTTAGGGAGGGTATAATGATTAAAACAGTTTCTAAAGGTGGTCATAAGAATCATAGGCCTTGGCACAGGATGTTCATTATTAAGGATAACGGACATACGAGATATCTAAGTTGTACCTCTTGCAAAACAAGGAGAGTTATGCAACGAGGTGGTGGATATCAACCGATTAACTGGGCCTGGCTGAACTTCCATACGGATAAAATATGAGGTGTCATGATGCCCTGGGAAAGTAAGAAGAAAAAACGAAGGGAACTAAGGGAAAAAAAGCTACGTATGGCAATGGCGAGTTATGCCTCAAGAAAGGCCGTGAAGGACCGGGAGATACGGAGGCAACGGAATCGATTAAGGAGGATACCAAAGGATATTCGAAAAGACTACTTTGCTAATGTGCACTGGGGTAAAATAACCAGAAAAAAGAAAAGAGGGTGAGGGGATGCCAAATAGAAGCCCAGGTGGGGCCTTTAAATGTGAAAACGGTATCCATGGATGCCCTGTCTGCAAAGTTGAAAGAGATGATTTCTCCTCACCTCTCTATGTGGCGTGAAGTTGGTTCTGCTTTTGCAAAGTCTGTGAAGGCCTTCAGTGAATTCGAAAATGCGGTTTCCTCGGTACATGCCCCTATCTCTGGCTTTGACCTGGCACTTGAAAGGGACCGCTCGGTAGGAACGGGGGTTATAAGGGGCCATCGAAGGGGACAGGAGAGTCAAGAAGACACGGTTGAAATGTTCATGGACTTTCCAAATGATAGCTATCAGGACTTCATGGAGGTTATGCGATCCCTGGGTACTACTGGTATATCTGCAGGGGTTGCTGCGGAATCTCTAAGGGATGCTCTTAGGTGTCTTGAAAAGGATGCACCACTAAGGAGTGATGTAAGGATAATAAGGTTTAAAACAGGAGGAAATGATGTCTCAGTTAGGAACTGTTGTGGATGCTGCGAGGTTAGGAGGATTATATTCAAAACATCTTATTCAAACTCTTAATAAGGCTATTTCTGAGGGCTCTCAAGGGCACATTGCACTGGAAAGGGTACAGGAATCCGTGCTCACAAGGTCTCTGGTCTTTATATTCAACTACAAGGCACGAGAGGTGTGGAAACCAGTTCAACAGGGATATGTTGAAGTTTCTATGGACGATGTAGAATATATGAGTCCCCCTGTCCTGTTTGATTACCTGACTCGAACTATGCTACACTTTGTTGAAGAGGAAACAAGAGTACCGATTGCTAGTGCTCCCTCTGCTACTGTTAATCAGGATGTTAGGGTGATCCGAATGGCTGGTAGTACCCCTAAAAAGAGAATTAAAAAATGCCAGTTCGAAAAACGATCCCCCTACCCCATTGAAAGAGGAGTTCATTGTGCCAAAACTATCTGACCTGGAGATAACAAGTGACACTGTGCATGCGTTACATGATCTTGGATATACCGATACTGGGAACTTGATTGATGATGATAACGCTATTTTGGCGGCCCGTTTAACAAAGGAGCAATACCTTGACCTTGCTGTTGCCCTGACGAAACTAAGGGCCTCTACTGTATGGCATGCTGTGCACTGGGAAGGAAGAAAAGTGCAAGCGATTGCAAAAAGCTAACATCTCCATGTAGTAAACCTCCCTCCTTTGCCTCCTTTGCCTGGTTGCCTGGTTGCCTGGGGGGAGTATATGGTGCCCTCTGTATATAAGTACCCCCTTTATGCTGTGCCCCCCTTCTATAAGTACCCCTATGTAAAGCTGCCCCTATCCCTATAAAGCTACCCTCTGTAAAGCTACCTAATGTAACATACTGTTCTGGTTCTAATGGTTGCATCATGTGTTGGTTGCATGTGTTGCCTGACAATAATATCCGGATGATTAACTAATCAACTGTTATGACAAGTGTGTCTTGGCGGGAATGAATAAGTATATAATACAGTCTGTGTATATGAACTATAAAGGGTGATTAATATCATATGTTAATGATGCTATAAAAGTACAATGTATAATAATATCAATCGCTTATCTGCATTAATCACTGTGCATATGTGAAAGATGTGTTTATACTGTGCTTTATGGCTGTTGCGGTGGCTGTGGCCTGGCTGCCTGGATGGACACCTGGCGTGGTGGGAGTGTATAGAAGTGTAGATGATATAGGATAATAAACAATGAATACATATTGAATAAGCTAAAGGGCAATGAAAGTGTAGAAAGGAATGGATATATGTATTAAACATGGGTGTATATGAAGGGGATACTAAAGAGTAATGACTGAATAACAATGAAATGTCATTAAACATCATTAAAACCTAACCCGCACGGCTTTTCATACAAGATAGAAAGGAAATAAAGTTAGTATATGTATGTGCATCATTGATCTGCAATTTGATATAGGAAAATGGCAGCTGCAAATGCTTAACTGTTCTGTGCTGTGTGACGGGAGAAAAGCTGGTTTACATAATCTATCTTATCAGACACAATAAGCTATAGAAGAAACGGATTTCCAAATTTTACAAGATAGTAGCAGTGCCGCGATAGTATTATAGCTCTATATTTCGTATGAGATATTTAGGATACCTTGACAAAGATGTTTAATAGATGGATACTTTGATGCCACTTGATGCCAATTATAGATAGGGAATTTGGGTGGCTCGGTCCCCTCTGCAATATTTTCTGGAATTTTTAGTGAAAATGCTTGACAAAAAATTGTTGTTATCATAAAATAAAAGGGAAATATAATAATAATCTGTGAATAATAAACAAAATAAATAGTAAATAAACACCAATATAAGAGGGGCTACCATGGAATATATAGAACTTGGCAAGAATTATCCCTATTTTGATGCAATGAAATGGGTGATAAGTGCCACTACTAAGAAGAAAAATATGCAGATGATGTACAGAACTGACTGTGTACAGATTAAGGGGGAATTGATAGTAGGGACTGACGGGAATAGAATCCATTGCCTGGATGCTGTTCACCCATATCAGGATGGCGTGTATCAAGTTGTGACTAATCAGAAAAATAAGCTTGGGCTGACCCTGCAAGAGGATGCTAAGTTTCCTGAATGGGAGAAGATTTTTCCGACTCATGATGCAATTACCCTTGATCTCTGGCCATGGGACAATAACGCGTGTGATGTGTCTGCTCCCTATGCTAAAATTATACGTACCCTGAAAGAGAAATATACTCTGAACTTTGATTTCTTTAGGGATGTTGTTTCTGGCGATGATAGATGGACAGTGTACATTTATAATGACACTAAATTCGGGTTTATGATAACAAGATCGGATTCTTATCAGATAATAAATATGCATTGATTGGGCTGTTATATACGTAAGATTGCAATCGATTGCAGAAAAGGAGTAGTATGAAACTGCCAGAACCTTTTAAAAAGAACCTGAAAAAATGGTTGGAACTGGGCTCAAATGATCAAGGTCACTATTGCCCTTTTAAACGGCAGTGTATTTTCTGTTACAAATTGCTCAAAAACTTTGATAAGAAACGGAAAAGAGAGGCAAAGAAACTTCCTCAATATGGGGAAAATGTCGACTAATCCTTGCCCCTGCCACTGTTATACAAAGAGTTATTTAGTTAGGAAAGTAAAAGGAATTCTAAAGGAGGAATAATATGCCTGAAAAAATGGTGCGGAGATTAGAATTAAAGGTAATTAAGGATGGGCCGGGTGATTTTAACATTGACATTGATCTGTTGGAAACTCAGAAGAAGGTCCTTGTTAATTTTTACCCTAATGTTGATGAAAATGGTCGTATTGCTCTGAATGGACTCATTGAAATGTGTGATTTCTTTTGGATAGATATGATTCTTGACAAAAAATCTTATTAGTTGTAATATGAGGGTTGTGATATGGAATATATAATTATGTCTGATTTGTCTTGTGCTGGACTGACTGCGAAAGTGAATGAAAAGATAAAAAATGGTTGGTGGTTTCCTGTGGGTGGTATTCAAGTTTCTTATCGACAATGGAAAAAAACGAACGTAAGGGCTACATAGAAAATGAGACGATGTTCTACCAGGCTCTTGTTAGAAGGAAAATTGGGAAACACTTTTATAAAGATATTTTAGGGACGGTATTTTAAAATGGATAAAAAATATATTGCTATCAAGCTGAAGGGATTCAAATATTGGCTGT